TTTTATACTATTACATTATTTACATAAACCATTTATAATGAGTAACACGTACAAAAGAAATCGTTTAGAAAAATTACCACCAGAACTTAAGTATTATATAGCTGAATTTGTTCCTCATACGAATAATAGACCATATCCATATATTCCATTATTTAAAAATATTATATTGGATTGGTATAATAAATATAGAGTATATGACACGGCTACAGTTTATCGAAGTTATAGCGAAATATATGAAAACGGAATCTCACAAGAGGACCCACCATTTATGAAATACGCTTTTAAACATATTCGCACTGAATCTAAATATTATTCAATATCTATGAACTATGCTGTTGGTCAGTTTCAAAAAATAGCAAAAAGGTATTCATATTAAAAATAAAATAAATAATAAAAATAAAATAAGCATTTTTATTATTTTGTATTCATTTTTTGTATTCATTTATTATTCTTTCTATTACTTACATTTGTCCAATATATCCATATGTTTAAATTTTGATTTATGGGAAATGCCCGCATTTTCTTGGGCATTTGTGTTTTTAATACAAACAAGTTTTTCGTATATTGAATTCCAATCAGGGTGTTTACTCAGTATTTTAAAATCCATATTTGTCAAAAACACATACAAATTTTCACATAATTCTTCAATCTCGGGTTTACATTTTTCGTCATTCATCCCATTCATAACACGAGATTGTAATGTGTGAATGTACTCTACAATACTGTCAAGTGTAACGACCTCGTTTTTACATAAATTACATAAGAATAATGACATTGAACGCCTTTTTTCATTTAATATATTTGTTTCACAAAATTTATCATAATCGTCTTCAGGTGATACGAATTCCATATTTTCAAAAAGCTTCATAAATTCTTCAATATTATGAAGAATAATAGAAGACATAAAATCATATTTTCTTTTTAGTTCATTACATAACTTTGCATAAATTTCACTATTGAATTTATTACTTGTAGCCATGTTAAATATAGCGTACCCAATCAAATTAAATGACTTGTCATCGTATTCACTATTTTCTAACATAACATCTAACGATTCAAATAAAGTTTCTAGGATCTTATCATATGTTTTGCTAGTTAATTTGTTGATAAGAAGTCGAATAGCATCAATATCTTTTTGAATACCTTCTTTTTTTGTGATTTCAGTTTTCTTAAAATTTCGAATCGTCTGCCAATCTTCTGTATTGACATGTTCAGTATTTCTTTTCTTTTTCTTTGAGAAATTTTTATCACCGTTTGCAAAAGATGGGGTTTTTATGTAATTCGGCGACCCAACCTGTTCTGTAAGACTATTAATCAATTGAATTGTTTCATCTGGTAATGGATGTATATTTTTTTCTGTCCAAGCAAATGATTCAAAATCCTTTATAGTATAGATACAGGTAGCCATTCCTTATAATATGATGGTAATAAATTTATAAGTTTATATCAATTTTATTAATATTAATAATACGAATATACTTAAATAATAAATACCTTAATAAGTATGAGTTCTGATTCTGTTGAAGAAATAACTAATTGGAATGACCTAAATATTAAAGAAAATCTACTTCGTGGTATATTCAGTTTTGGATTTGAAAATCCAAGCCCAATTCAAAAACGCGCGATTAAGCCAATAATTGAAAAAAAGGATGTTATTGCTCAAGCTCAATCGGGTACAGGTAAAACAGGTGCATTTACTATATCATCGATAGAAGTAGTTGATGAAACCGTACAAGAGACCCAGGCTCTTATTATGGCTCCTACGAGAGAATTGGCTATTCAAATTATTGGTGTATTGGATAAAATGTCTACATTTATCGATGGTCTTAAAACTAAATTGCTCATTGGAGGCACACCAATGGACAAAGATATAATTGATATTGAAAAAAAACCACAAATTATTGTCGGTACTCCTGGTAGAGTACATGACATGTTGCGTAGAAGAAAAATAAATACAAAATTCATAAAATTACTAATATTAGACGAAGCAGACGAGATGTTATCGGCTGGTTTTAAAGAACAAATTTATAATATTTTCAACTTTCTAGGAAATGATGTACAAGTTGGTCTTTTTAGCGCGACATTACCTCTTGAAATTCAAGCAATTACAGAGAAGTTTATGCGTGATCCAGTAAAAATTTTGGTAAAGACTGAGAGTATTACATTGGAGGGTATTAAACAGTATTATATAGCTTTGGAAGATGATTCGCAAAAATACGAAACAATCAAGGATATTTTTGAGTCGATTTCACTAAGTCAATGTATTATATATTGTAATAGTATTAAACGTGTAAACGATCTTAATGAAGCATTAATTAAAGATGGATTCCCGGTTTGTTGTATTCATAGTGGTATGGAAAAGGACGAGAGAATGAATGCGTATAAAGAATTTTCCAATGGAGGAGCACGAGTGTTAATATCTTCTAATTTGACGGCAAGAGGTATTGATGTTCAACAAGTCAGTACGGTCATTAATTTTGATGTCCCCAAAGATGTGCATACTTATATTCATAGAATTGGGCGTTCTGGTAGATGGGGCAGAAAAGGCATGGGTATTAATTTTATTACACGCAGGGATATTAGATTAATCCGCGACATTGAAGAATATTATGATACACAAATCGAAGAGATGCCAGCACAGATATCAAGTCCGTAATCATATTTATTTTCGTAAATCAATTACAAATCAATTCGTAAATAATAAGTTTATTAATTAAATTTATTATTTAAATGACTGAATCTATTTTTCATTTACCAATATACTATTTGGATTCCAAGGAAAAGGTCGACAAAAATATTATTCAAGATTTAGAACTATTAGAATTAAATGACACATCGAGTGATCGTGAACCACTGTTACAATCTGTTTTGAACCCAAAGAGTAAAATAGGATTACTCAATATAGATAAACAATTGGAATATTTTACCAACGACAAGCGATTTTTAAAACAAACTCAACAGGTTATTAAGTCGTGGAAATCAAATATCCATACAGAAAAACATACATTATTGTACGATAATTTTTACGAATTATGGTCAAATATTAGACAAGATGAAAGCTTTATTGATAAATACTACTATGTTGATATCGAATATTTCAAATTTTTAAATAACTCACCACAGTTTCTACAAATACTAAGTATATATAACTTATTAAGTCCAGTATTGAGTCTATTGGTGCCCTTTATTTTACTATTAGTGCCTTTTTTTATGTTAAAATTTAATGGTGTGAAAATAACCATGTCTAGTTATTACACTGTGCTTACCCAAATTTTTTCAAAACATGCATTGGGCAATGTATTTAATATCATGTCGGATATATCTTGGGAAAAACGAATATATGCTATAGTATCAGTAGCTTTTTATTTCTTTTCTATTTATCAAAATTCTCTTGTTTGCTACCGATTTTATAAAAACTTCAAGGATATACATAATAACTTATTCTTATTAAAAGAATATTTGAATACAACGATAGATAATATGAATATCGTTGAACAACACATGAAGACTCATGAGACATATAATGAATTTATAAATGAAATGTTGGTACGAAGAGAGAAATGTAAACAATTATACGACAATCTGAAGAACATAACCGATTTCCAAGTGAATTTTACTACATTTAATCGTAAGATTTCGGAAGTTGGATATATTATGAAATATTTTTATGAAATACATATGAACACAGAAACCATAGAAACCATAGAATATAGTTTAGGACTCAATGCATATATAGAGAACTTGGACTGTATATCAGAAATGTATAGAGAGAAAAGAGTAAATAAATGCACGTTTGGTAAGAAGTTAAAAATGACGGGTGCATATTATCCGTATTTAATGAACAACGAACCAATTGAGAACAATATTGATTTAAATAAGAATATAATTATTACAGGACCCAATGCTTCTGGTAAAACGACCATTTTAAAAACAACTGTAATCAATTTGTTATTCTCACAATCATATGGGTGTGGATTTTATTCAAAGGCTACAATACCATTATATGATAAGATACATTGTTATTTGAATATACCGGATACATCTGGACGGGACAGTTTGTTTCAAGCAGAAGCGAGACGATGTAAGGAAATAATAGATGATTTGAATATGTCATCGGAGAAACATTTTTGCATATTTGACGAATTGTTTTCAGGTACAAATCCAAACGAAGCCTGTGCTAGTTCTTATGGATTTATTAAATACTTAATTAACAATAAAAATATGGATTTCATATTAACTACTCATTTATTGAATTTGTGTACTTTGTTGGAGAGTGATGTTCAAAATAATAATATGGGTGTAAAAAAAACAAACAATATTGACTTTACTTATACCTATAAACTAAACCTAGGTATTTCGTCGATAAACGGAGGTCTGAAAGTTCTTTATGATTTAAGATATCCAGAAGAAATATTGGAAATGTCGAATAAAATAATCCACCAAGACATTTAGTAAAAATAGTGATATACGTTTATTTTAAGGTTTAATTATCTAGGAACTATGTAATAATGCTTGATATAATAACCAACCCAATTACTTTGTTATGTTTGACAATTGTATTTATGTTAGTTTCATTTTTGTTTTTTTATTTTAAAAGAACAATCAGTGCCTTAGAAAAAGGACAAATGGAGCAAGCGCGAATATTACAGACATTTATTTCTAATGTAGACATGAGTCGGGGTAGTATACCATATCAACATTTTGGACAAATGCCACAAGTGTCGAGCAATATACCATTCCAACAACACGGCGGTATTGACCATGAAACACCAATAGATGATTTGATTCATGTTTCTGACGGAGAAAACGCGGGTGATGAAGACAGTGAAGACGAAGACAGTGAAGACGAAGACAGTGAAGACGAAGACAGTGAAGACGAAGACAGTGAAGACGAAGACAGTGAAGACGAAGACAGTGAAGATGAAGATGGTCAAAGTAATACAATTACTACCGAAAATGCAATATCACCAAATGAAATAACTGAATTTGATAGTGAAATAATTGAATTGGATACTAATGTTAATGATTCTTTGAATGAAGGTATTGTCAAGGTTATTCAGTTGGATAATAATTCTAATTTAGAAGAAATACTTGAATCATCCCTACAAGATTTAGAAAAAATAATGAGCGACGATGATGATAATGATAATGATAGTGATAGTGATAGTGGGAGTGATTCAGACGACCAAGAACCAGAAGAATCTGTGAAAAATATGAATGATATGCAAATACATAAGAATAAAGACATTGATGCAAGTAATCACGAATTGCTATATATGGATTTTAAATCACTAAGTGTAAAAATACTACGCCAAATGGCAATAGATAAAAAGTTGTCAACAGAAGAAGATAAACTCAACAAAAAGGAATTAATTAAATTATTAGAAGCCGGTAACAAGTAAATACATTTTCTCTCCAAGTATATATATACAATGAGTTGGGGTACTTGTAATGCTGGATCTAATAATATTCATTTTGATTTCCCACCTATTATGACGGATGGAAGAAATTATGCAAAATGGCAATCGGGTGCTGTAATTAATCAAGAAATAAGAAAGGATAATAATATTAAGAGTAATTGGCAATATAGACAATTTTTAACAACCAATGCTGATTCGATTATAAAATCAAATCAGTTGGAGGCTTGTGATAACTGCTGCTATTGTCCTACATTAAAAGCAGGGGAACCTGTACCAAATACTCCATTTTTATACAAATCGTGTACAGAAAAGTCCCAACCATATGGATATGAGAATAGTGACTTGAAACAATTATATCTCTCTAGTCAACAACTTCAAGCCCGTATGGTAGCTCCAATTCTTACACAAGAGCAATATTTATTACAAAAATATCCTAATCCTAATTAAACCATTACACCCTTGGTAATTTAATAAATAAATAACTTAATTTGTTTATTAAATAAAGATAAGTAATATACTTTACCATTATGAAAGTTCTCAGTATAGATGTAGGTATTAAGAATTTGGCATTATGTTTGATGACTGTCGATGAAAGTAAACAGTATTCAATCGATTTATGGAATGTAGCCAATTTGTGTAGAGAGGAAAAAATATTGTGTACTGCATGTAACAAAACAGCAACTTATAAACATCAATCGGGTTATACTTGTAAGAAACATGTTAAAGTTTCTGGTGTCAATATTATACCAACTGAACTAGAAAGTAACAAACTAAAAAAAGGGAAAATAAAGGATATTAGAGAGATATTAACAAAACATGATATAAATTTCGATCCTAAAAAAAGTAAAATACTATTATTAGATGAATTACAAAAAGACCTCGAACCAAAATATGCAATACCATTTAATAATTCGATAAAAACAACCGATATGACATTAATTGAAATTGGTATTAATTTAAAACTAGAAATGGACTTGTTATTTAAAGACATTAAAATAGACACTATTATTATTGAAAATCAAATTAGTCCAATAGCAAATCGCATGAAGACATTACAGGGTATGATAGCCCAGTATTTTATCATGAATAATGTCAATGATATACATTTTATATCAGCCTCTAATAAATTAAAAGATTTTCTAGCAAACAAACAAACCACCTATTCAGAGAGAAAAAAAAAGGGCATTGAAGTATGTGAGGAATTATTACTGAATAATGAAAAAATAAGTGAGCATATAACATTATTTGAAAACAGCAAAAAAAAAGATGATTTAGCAGATTGTTTTTTACAAGGATTATGGTTTTTAAAAGAAAAACGATTGATACAAGAAAATATATAATATTAATATTAATATTAATGTGTTTGATTTAAAATTAAATGTTCTTATTAAAACATAATGAGTGGACCTGAGATAATAGATGTCAGTTCATTAGGAGATGATAATATAGAAGAGGTTAGGTTTGGAAATAATCGTTCATCTAGTTTCGGTGCTGGTATTGAATTGTTAATGAATGATAAAAAAAAATCGTCATCCTCAGGGGGTGGTGGATTATCGTCGGATATAGATATTAATGATTTAGATAACTTGGAAGATGAATTAAATGATCTATCTGGACCTAAAAAAAGCATGAAATCAGCCAGATCCGATATGTTTTCTGGGTCTTTTAAATTAAACGATGAAAATGATGATGATGATGATGATGATGACATACATAATACTGATTCATTTATTCCTTTAGAATCTTTGAATTTAGGAAAATCTACAAAAGAACAGTCTGATGATGACGCTAAGACCTGGGATGGGTATGGAAAATTCAATAATGTACCGATTAATCCCGATGTATCAAAAAGTCGCATTGAACCACAATTATCAAAAGAAGAACAGTTAAAAGAAAAATTCACTTACCTTCAAAAATTGGAGGCACTGGAAAAGAAGGGTGTTAATCTCACAAAGAAATACGATATGGAGTCTAATTTATTAGAAATGAAAGGAGAATATGAAACTGTTGTAGCTGAAAAAGAGCGAAAGAATTCAATGAAATTTCAAGGCAAAATGATGATGGCTTGTATAACCGGATTAGAATTTTTAAATAACAAATTTGACCCATTTGATGTCAAACTTGACGGGTGGTCTGAGCAAATCAATGAGAATATTGACGATTATGATGATATTTTCGCTGAATTACATGAGAAATATAAATCCAAGGCTACAATGGCTCCTGAATTAAAATTGTTATTCCAATTAGGAGGTAGTGCCTTGATGGTTCATATGACAAATAGTATGTTCAAATCATCTATGCCTGGTATGGATGATATCATGCGTCAAAATCCCGAATTAATGCAACAATTTACAAGTGCTGCTGTTAATTCAATGGGACAAAATAGCCCAGGCTTAGGTGGGTTTATGAATTCTATGATGAATGACAATCAGCGAGGTAATCCTAATCAACAACAACCAACCCAATCAGCACCTCAATCAAGAAGTCAAATGCCTCAACAAATGCCTCAGATGTCACCACAATTTAGTGCTCAATCAAATGGTCCTCCACCACCACCCATGCAAACACAGGGCCCTACGGCAGCAGCACCACCAGTTAGACCAGGATATGTGCCTCTTTCAAATAGACCAGATATAAATGCTAGTCGTAATATACCATCTGCTGAAAAGTCTAGACGACCCGAAATGAAAGGACCTTCAGACATTTCCAATTTGTTATCAGGATTAAAGGTAAAAAAGACAGAAGTAAATATTCAAAAGGATAATGATGACAATGGTAGCACAATTAGTATTAGTGAATTAAAAGAAATGCAAAACGACAATACCCCATTAAAAACAAAAAGAAGAAAATCAGAGCGCAACACAATCAGTTTAGATATTTAAATTTACTCTATTTATAATAATAATCATTTTTGCTTTAAAATCGCAAAAATGATTATTGATTTACTAACCACAATCAATGCTTATCTTAACAATAAATTCGTTCGAAAACGCTATTTTTATCATATATTTGTAGATAAATATTTTCATTATCAGGAACATTAGTTAGATTATATCTGTTTAATACCTCTTCATCAAGACAAATCGTTACCTTCTGATTTTTTATGTCAGATTCTAATATATTGACATACAGAGCATTACAAATGTTATTTATGATTCTATCTATTTTACTATCATTCATAGTATTACTACTATGATTATTCGGAATTAAACCAATCCTATAATTATTATTTCCATTCTCATCTGTATATTTTTGTATTTCCTTGCCAACATCGTATGTTTTTGTTATTTTGGATTGTATTTCAGCGAAAGGCGTGTAGTTACATAATAATGGTTTCGCATTTGAAGCATCTGTAGATTTTTGATTAAAAATATGATTAACATTTAAATTATAAATTCGCTGATACTTGTAATCTGTATAAGTGATGATAAATCTCATATTGTTATTATAATATATCAAGATAATTATATGTTATTTATGTAATATGTTTTTCTGTTTTTCTTTCAAATTGTTTATTTTTCATAAATGGAATTTATTAGTTTGTCAATACAATAATATATTCCATATAATGAAACCATACTTCCCAACAAATACTGTAATTCATCAACATGAATACCAAATATACTAATGTTATTATGATATTCTTTAGTTTGTCTAATTATTTCATCTAATACATATAAGTAATTAGAACTCGCACTATATAAATAAGTTGGATTTGTATTTGCAATATATATTTCGGCGTATTCGTTTTCCAAGATGGTTACTGTATGATTCGTATTTTCATTGTAAATATTGTTGAATGAGACACACATTGTAATTTAGTTAACTATAGTCGTATAATATCGTTAAATTTGGCAACAATAAAAACAATTGTTTTTTTATTCAATTTTATTTCTTTTTTGTTTTTGATTTCGATTTCGATTTTGATTTCTTACTTCGTTTTTTAAACCCATTTCGTTTTTTTCGAGTTCGTTTATTTTTATGAATGGAGTTCGTTTTTCTTCTTTTTGATTGTTTTGTTCCGCCTTTTGTTGATCCACCTTTTGTTGATCCACCTTTTGTTGATCCACCTTTTGTTGATCCACCTTTTGTTGATCCGTCGATATTACCCAATGTTTTTACATTTGTAAGTTGTGTTTGTTTAGATTTTCTTTTATCTGATACCGGAGTATATTTATTTACATTAGCAATTACTTTCACACTATCAATTGGTTCCATTTTCATAACATCCGTTAAAAAATAATTCATATTTTCCAAATCTGTCTTTTTAATAGAATATCCTGTATTCACGCCTAACATTTTTGCAGCCTGAAATATTTCATGTATTGAATGATTATATGGTACCATAAACAACATACTAGCTAATACAATCATGTTTAAATTAATGTCTTTAAAGTACTTGGCCACAATAATAAATAACATGGTATGACCTGATAAATTGCTCACTGAAAATTTATTGTATCGCTTCAGCATATTTGTAGTAAAAGTAGGGGTCGGGTTTTTATAATAACAATATGGAGGTGTCCACGGTGGGCGTTTATATAGACCATCTACATTTGGACCAGCTCCTTTATTTTTCATATAAGTTTGTTCGCGTTTAGATAAGGGAGGAAACACTGGATAATTGTTAAATGTTTCATTCATGCATTTTTCAAATTGTGGTTTATCATTTTTTTCATAAACTGACATCATTTTTTTTACCGCATTGTCAGCAGGCAATTTGACTACATTTTGATATGGAACACCATATACCAATGGGTGCCATAACCAACACAACGTGATTGGTGATTTTGTTGGATTTTCATTGTAATTCTGTTGCATCATTTTATAAAATGATTTATTAGGTTGTTGACGAGTAGTCCTACAATTTGTGGATGATGTCCCGTTTATATCGTCATAACATTTATTTGTTTCACTTATATCAAATCCAATTATATTTTCTATCATAGTAACCGATTCATTTAAATAATCTAAATTCAACATTGGATATTTTTTTTCGAACGCATTATTGAGTAAATTATTATTTTTAGATTCATTGTATTCAATAAGTATTGTATACATTAGACAATTATCTTTGGACGCAAAATTGCGCACGATTGACATTTTTTCTCTAAAATTTAACGAAGGTATAAATGTTTCTTTTAATTCTTCTATTGTTTCCATATTTTTCAACTTATTTTTTATATAAATTTGAGGAAGAATTTGACCTTGACCTACAAGACTATCCTTAAACAATATATCGTTAATAATACCAATACGAGCATCATTTGTCGTAACTGTTGGATTATTTGCTATAATTAAATTGACTATTCTGTTAATCATTTTATTTAAACCATTGTTAATCTGTGTTTTATATTGATTATATAATGTAAGCATGATACCATAGTTATACCCAAATGTAGTTGTATCGATACCTTTTAATTTATTATCCGAATCCATAGTGTTTGTATTCATATTGGTTGTATTGGTTGTATTCATGTATGTTAATTAATATATAACAATATTTTATCTAAAATGAATAGATAATATATTTTTATATTTCCTTATTATCGTCGATATCATCATTATCTTCAATATTGAAAAAATAACTTAGTTTTGATTTAACATATCGTTTAATATCATCGTCATATTCATGCAATATATTGGCCACACTATAACCTAATACATATCCGGCAAATATTTGAATTGTATTATGACATTTCTTCATGTATCGAGAATATCCCATTAACACAATTGGAACATAATAGGTTATTTTATTATACAGTCCAGTTGTATTATTCCTTAGTAATAGCATTTCCATTAAAAGAGTAATTGATGCTACATGTCCAGAAGGAAACCCAGAACAATGACCTGCTTTACCACCCGTATTGAACAAATTACAATCGGTAGCACCATCTGGTCTTTTAAATATGGGAGGGTACCAACCAGTGGTTATTTTTTTACTAAAATATTGAATTATTGTACATAAAAATTCACCAAATAATATAGTATAATCTTGACTATATAGTAAATATCCCATCATTATTATAACGCTAATAGATATTGTATTATAGACAAATATCATATTGAAAGTCATTATACATAAGCAGATATTTATTTTTTTGACCGAGTTTTGTTTATATTTCTCTTATGAAGTGTATTTAATTTCTTATTTCGTTGTGTTTTTTTCCTTATCGTTGTACGATTCTTCTTCTTCTTACCACCTACACTTTTAATACCAGACTGTTCTGTTTGTTTTTCATTCTCATCATTATTATTATTTTTTGAAATGAGTTCAAAATAATGGTTGATAATATCATTTTTTTTTGCTAGACACCCACTTCTGGCGAAATCAATAAATGATGGATTTTCACCTTTTATTAGTTGAACATCTATACTAACTGTATAAATCGGAGTTGGTTTACCTTCAATAGTATCTTCTTTGAAACCGGTATTCCATATATAATTATTTATAGTATATGTTACCCCATCCCATCTTAATGGTTGACCTTTACCAAAAAATAGATTTAATAAAAACATTATATTATGATTGATGATGCCCTTCTGTTTCGCATCTTTTAAGCTAATTTTTTTGTATTTATATCTATTTTGTAAATTGGTAATAAAAATGGAAAATAATGCAGGTGACAAAAATATCTTTCTTTTATCAAATGAACCTAGTTTACTCATTGTTTCCACTGTCTGATTAAATATAGTTTGTTCTAATTTTATAGTAGGTATAAATAATATATCTGGATATTCCTTATATACTTGTGGNTTGGACATTGTTGGACTATATCGAATATTATTTCCAACTGAACCTCCATTTGTATTCATATTTAGATTAACAATTAATATATTATCAGATGACATTGGTTTCGGTATTACAGGTTGATTGGTCGGTGTAGCTACATCTGTAGCTACAGGTATTGCGGTTGCTATTGGTAAATTATTATTCATATTCATATTATTCATATTATTATTCATTGTATTATAATAAGAATATATAATTTATATTGAACTATGAAAATAATTTAATAAATTCATATTGCGGTCTTCTTCGCGTTGTTTCTTTGCCTTTTCCAAGGTTTCCATTGCCTTGTTAATTTCAATATCGCTTATATTTCCATCTTTGTTTTTATCAATGTTTAAATATTGGTATTTATTTGGTAATACGCACAACTTACTGTTGGTATTTAATAAGAAGTCAGACAACACAACAAATGCAGCGGTTAACAATAATGCGACAATAATGTCACGAGTACCCATCCAAGCAATAGAGAAAATTAACATTTCCCGTGCCATGTTATATTTAACAAATGATTCCATGGAATCACTTAATTTCAATTCTACATGTCTGGAACCAATATTCAACATAAGCATAATCAGTCCAGTAAAATATTTGCTTGAGTTTAAGCTATTTAACATATCAGATATAGACATTATAGATTATTATATATTACTGTAAGAAAATAGTAATGTATAATATATTGGTTTTTAAGAAAGTCCAAATACTCGACCAACTCTAACAAGTAGATTCTTTGTATTTCCTTCAAAATCTAAACCAAACTCTTTAATATTTCGCAAATGAGGGCGAACAGATTGTCTAAAATAAGTATTAAATCCTTCAATGGCAGGCTTAGGCATAGTAATGGCAATAATTAAAATATATAGAATAAAGAATAATAGAACCCTTAACATTTTACAGTTTTGTATATAATAAGCAGTTATTTTATTCGCGTTTTTTTATTGCTTCTTTGTGATCAACTGGTTGGGTATTAGAATCAGTTGCTCTCATATTTTCTTCAGCAGTTAATCTCTCACTAGATGATATGATTTCAAACTGACAATCTTTATCACAAGGGTCGCATGCATCACCTGTAAATTTTAGGTCTGGGAAACTGTCTTTAAGTGTACCCATAGTCACTACCTTACCATCTAATGTAAGTTTTCCATCAATACAATAATCATTTCTAAATTTAGAAATATCATCGACACCATCAGATTTATCATCGTCGGCACTGTCACCATTGACACTGTCACTGTGTTTGGATTCCTCAACTTGTTTAGCACTATTGTCTTCTTTGTTTTCCATACCTTCAACGACTGTATGATTAAATACTATCATAACAAGTAATGCAATGACACCAGCAGTTACATTGTATTGTGTAGCAATGATAACAACAATGACTGTCATAAGTTTTCCTAAAACTGACTTGATATTTAACTTGTTGTTCATGAACATTCTTATATAAAATAAACATATATTTTTTCCGTTAGTTAATTAAATTATTATCTATATTTTTCCGTTAGTTAATTAAATTATTATCTATATTTTTTATAAGTACAATGTCTTCTTTAGCATTTTCTGATTTTAATGAAGAACCTAACCATACAAATATTATTCAACAAAAGAAACGGGAGGGTGTGAGACACAACAAGACTGCAAAGCGAAAGGAAAAACAATCAAATCCAAAGTTAGAGGCTATGATGAAGAGAATTCATGAAGGAGAAGGAGATGGAGATGACGAGGATGAAACAGATATGAATAATTATCAACCACTAGCACCACCTAAATCAGGGAGTATGGAACATATGGACCTTATGAATAACCGTCAACATGTAGATGATGATAATATGGATCATGATATGAATGATCGTATTGAATCACAATATGAACAATCTCAACAATTACAACATCCTCCACCACAAAGACAACACTCTAGTCAGAATTCTCACCAAAGTCAAGAAGCATTCACACAACTACCAAGTGAATATGCTAAGCAATATTATCAACAATATGTCCCCTATTATAATCAAGGTTCAGATGATAGAACTCCATCCGGTGCAAATAAAGATGAACTATTAAGCAAGTTGAATCAAATTATCTATTTATTAGAAGAACAACAAGAAGAAAAAACCGATAATGTTATGGAAGAATTAATATTATACTCCTTTTTAGGAATATTCATTATATTCATAGTTGATTCATTTGCTAGAGCCGGAAAATATGTTAGATAATTGAGGATTAACGGTTTTACAATTCGTTTAACAATATAGTTATTTTTATTCCATATTATCATAATGGAATCAGCCAATCAAATTTCAATGGAAACTGTAGAAAAAGCTCAACCAGTTCAAGAGCAAGCTTCAGTTCCGACACAAGCACCAGCACCTCCTTTGACTTCAATTAACATTGCCGACGAAAATGCAGCACTAAATGTGATGGTGTCCTTTCTTCATTTAGCACAAAAGCGTGGAGCTTTCAATATTCAAGAATCCGCCAAACTGTGGGAGTGTGTCAAGCTTTTTATGAAGGAATAAATTTGCATGTAGTGTCTTTTTTTAAGTTAATCACATATTGAATACTTTTTATATTCATACCTAATATGAATATAAAATATATAGTCTGGTACATAAATATATTCAAATAATACATCATTCAAATAATACATTTGATTATATTCTATTTTTACTCGGGCTTTTGGAAAATGTATAAATACTGATATTCCTTATAAGCAGTTCTTAAATCAACTTGAGCATGTGATATAAATCCAACCTCCTTACATTGATTGATTATGGATTCTTTAGATGGCATCCACATTTTATGGATATTTTCTCTCGCTTTATTTGTTCCAGTAGTAGTATCTTTAAATATTTCTCTAAATTGTACCACATCATTTGGAAATACTTGGAAATCCGATTTGTATTTAAAATTGTTAAAAATAACACTCGAGGTGGTGATTCTTTTTTCTGCAAAACTTTGGGGATTTACCAATATAAATGGTTTCCCAGCTGGTATAACTGGGTCAAATCTAGTCTTGTCTACTAAATGAAGTGTAAAATATCCACCTGGACGAAGCCAATTATATACATTTTGTATAAAAGCGGTTTTATCCTTGTATTTATAGATTTCCATATTCAAACAAATAATATCGGTGTATTCAGATGATTGAAATGTGATAGATTTTAATGGGTCACCCACAATAAAATTCAACTTGGGATATTTTTCTTTAGCATATTTCACCATTGCAGAAGATTCGTCTAGTCCGGTTACCTTGATACCCTCTTTATCAAATGTATTGGCAGTTTTACCTGTACCACTACCAATAATTAAAACATTGCTTTCAGATGTGGGTTTTGTGATGTTTTGAATGCTTCCGACTTCATATTGATTCGCCAATTCAGTGTAAAATAATTGGTCATAAATATTCACATAAAAATCATCGTACAAATCTAGTCCCGTTTTCTCGACAAATTTTTCTTTTTGGTCGATAAATCCCTCAGTCAATGGTTGATTTTCTTTGTAAATCGAGATAATGACAAATAGAATGGCAAGTACGAGTAAAATATTAAACCAAATAGGCATTTTCTTCAAGTATTTTTCTAATCTAGTATAAATTTGTGTTAAATACATCTACTATATGTATATTTATGCTATTTTTTTTATAAGAAATTTCTATATGAATGACCATGAAATAAATGATATGAGGTCCGAGAAGGAATTTAAAGGAGTTACATTTTCAAACTTTAAAAGGACCGATGTCAAAAAAGAATTACTAAATAGTTTGTCCACAGGGAAAATAGAACCAGCATTGCATTGGAGTATTGAATTTATATGTTGTGGTTGTTATATTGAATTATGGGATATTCTATTGAATTTTATGGGCAAGCATATACATTTAGGTAATCCTAAATTACCCATTTATTTGGAAATGCGTTTCAACACATTTAAACAAATCGTCCAAAATGGATATGTTGGATTTGAAATAAACATGAGAAACAATGAGACTATACGAAAAATATTTGCCGAAATGATTACAATATTATGTATTTCAAAGAAAAAACATTCCATAGAGAGTATCAAAATAAAAAAACAAGAGGAGTTTGATATGACATCTATGTCTACGCGATTAAAGGCACCTACCATTGAATATGGCGGTAATATTTTTAAAAAAGATGATCCGAAAGAGCTCTTTATTGCTGTCAATGAATTAGCCTATCATGTTTCTAGAGATTCTAAAAATTCGTTAGAAGCATGCTATTGGGTAGAATGGATACTGGAATTTGAAAACTTGTGTAAGAAAAAGAAAGAAATGTGTATATGCGAACGGCGCACATTTGTTCAGGTCGATGAAAAATTTCAAAAAGAACCCATTTGGATTGTTTGGGATATTTTATTTTACTCGGTCAACATGAAAAAATATTATTGCGAAGTTACGAAGAAAATCCTTCGTAGTATATTTGAACTGTTTACAATACGATATTCGAGTGGAACTAAACGAAAGCGGAAATACTTGTTGTATTTTGCTATTTCTTTATTGACAGAATCGGTTAATTTAGGTGTAGACATTATTGAAAATAAAAATACAGTTGATAATATTACGAAAAAGATTGATATGATTTACAAAGAGATTAAGAAAAATGAAAAGTCACCAGCTACCGACTATTTATTCGCAGGAGTAGAAAAGAGTAATAGAGAGAAAACATTCGAGAAGTTAGAAGCCATGAATAATATGAATACGGTCATTCGAAGTTGATTTGATTTATCGACAAAATATCGAGATTTATAATTATATCATTATAATATAATTATGTCTACGACTGGGTCTGGCAATTTTCTAACACGATTGGCTGATGCAATAAGTGACTCAGTAGCATGTATATTGCCTCAGCAATCTCAACCAATATATACAAGAAAAAATGTAACACGACCGAATGCTGTGGTATTATTAAACGCACACGGAAATTACCCATTAAGTTTGTTTGAAGATGATGAAGATGGTCAAGTTTTTACTAGAACTTTTAAGGAAAAAAAATATCAAGATTATACTATTGGGAACAAGATTCCGAATATGTTACTCCCATCCGACCTTCTATATGATGATGCTATCTCTACATTATTTAATAATATACATTATACTAGTAGTGTTCCTGCACCTTACTGTGGAATGATGGTAGGTGAGACCGTAGATGAAGATGGAAAATTAATTAAATCGAGCCGTCAAGCAGAATTTGACATAGTTACATCATTTGTATCAAGATTACAAGCAAGAACAAACAATGACCCAACAGAAAGACCACAATCTATATTTAAATCTATGCGCGGCGCGCTTCGTGATAATGCAAACGTTATGTACAAGACAAATCCAAGTGAAGCAAAGGCGTCCGACATTAAAGATTTTTTAATGTATATTAATTCCCTAATTAATAGTAATGGCCTATATAAAGAATATGGTTTATGTACTACAAATTTTGATAAAACCTACCAATTTTATCCAAACAACGGTGAAAATCCCGATTTTATCCCTCATTATGGTTTTCATATATGGATAAATGATAAATATTATAATTTGTTGACCTTACAAGATTGTGATAATATCTTAACGGAAGTGATATTTTATATACCAATCGACAATCCAAAAAGACCATTTGCTGTTTATATGTTAAATAATGTAATCAAAAAAGGTATGTTACAACAAAAACCTACCTTAAAATTATCAGAGATATCATTGTTTTTATGGTCATTGGATTTAAATGATATATTTATATCTGATAGTGCTTGTAGTATTGTGTTAGACATGCAAGGAGATGATATTGTTACGAATGATAATTTTAAAAATACAATAGGTAAGTTATACTCAGAATTATTTCCACAAATCGAAGATTCTCAGCCAATGGATTACGAGTCTGATATTGATTATCGAGTTACACCTAAATTGGGTAGCAAACCTAAAACTAAGAAATTACCTAAAACCAAAGAAGAAATACAGAATTATAGAAAAGAAACAATGCAAAAAATACTCGACGCTAAAAAAATGAGAAAAAAAAAAGGCGACCAAGAACTTCTTGGTGGAAAATCCACAAAAAAAACAAAAATGACAAAAATGAAGAAAACAACAAAAGTAACAAGAGGAAAAAGAAGAAACAAAACACAAATGAAGAAAACAAAAAAACGGAAACAAACAAAGCGCAAATAAAATAAAAACTCATTCAAATGATAATTGATATAAATATGTAAATTATCATTTTCTATTTACTTTACTGTATAATGTTCTTTAGAACAGTCTTATTTTTTCAGATAATATAATGTTCCATATGTAATTTTGGTAACAATATAAAACAAAACACCACCCCAGAGAGTATCTAGTAATGCAGGTAATAAGCTATAGTTCTTAAATATGGCAATATTGGTAAAGTCAAATACACCATAAATACAAAATCCTAATAAAAAGGCATCACTTGGTGATTTTCTCTCTACGATGATGAATTTATATAGAACTAAGATTAACAACAAGTAGGAACCGATTGCACCAAATATATTAATCTTCATCTCGTCCTTCTGAATTCCTTTCACCATCTTCGCAAATAAAGGACCACCTATATTGGATAAATAAACACTATCTAATGCTAACATTGTGAACGCGGGTACAATATAATCCATCTTATATTATAATACTCGATAATATAATATTATACCTCATATTTTTTTATAGCATTTTTATATACATGGAAAGTGAAACCATAACCAATACTAGAATGCCATCTGGTATCACAGTAGACATAGAATCAATTCCAACCAACACATTATCTAAATCAACATCAAGTGAATCTGGTGATGGATATTTTACTACAAATGGAAAATTGAGTTACATTCGCATTGGTCTAATCATCACCATATTACTATTTTTAGGAGTAAATATATTTTCTTATTTAGGTAACTTTCTTCAACATACAAAGGAATTTTTTGCTCCTTTTTTCAAAAACATATTAGAAAGTCTAGGTTATGTGGTTACTGAATCCACAAAAGATGTGACTATGTTTACAGCCGAAGGTGCTAAATTAGGCATTGATGTTGCAGCAGGAACCATTGAAAGTGGAATAGATGTCATTCAAGGACAGTTGGACATCGAAAATCCCAATAAATATCGTGAACAACAATCAGGTCAACAACAATCAGGTCAACAGCAATCAGGCCAATCTCCTTTCAAAGAATTATCAGCATCTTTGTCGAGCGCACTATCCGATGCTGAAGAAAAGGCAGAGCCATTGCCAGACGACGCAATGAGTTCTACTCAGCGTTCAAGTTCAGGTAAAGCTGGATATTGTTATATTGGAGAAGACAGAGGTTTTCGCAGTTGTATTGAAGTAAAAGAATGGGACACATGTATGTCAGGAGAGATATTCCCATCTAACGCAATTTGTGTAAATCCATCTTTAAGAGAATAAATGCTTATAACATGTTATAAAAATGAAAATAATAAATATTATTGTATTGAACATATTTATTATTTATATCTAGACACATATAACAAACATATTTGTTTATCAGGTGTTATTATTGTGTTATCATGTATTTTTAGTAATACTAATTTGACCCGAAGTATTACATTTTACCCAATAACCAATATTGGGTTTTATAGAAGACATATAGGTCACTAGTCCAAATCTATGTTTTGAGTCAACATTGTATTCATGAATTGTATTTTCTAAAATAACTCCAATTGGATCGGTTATTGTGCCATTACCACTTAAATCAGAATTCCATCCGATAATGTTCCATCCACCTTCTACATCAATCGAAAATGTTTCTGGTAGAACTCCACTAAACGAATATGATATTGGTTCTGGTATTATATTAGTCGAGCTAATATCCACGAAATAACCTTTATTAGCATGAACATAAGAATTAGTCCATTCAATAGTATTGTACTTATTATCACTATTGTCATATTGAAATACACTATGTACTCCATTGCCCGAAATAATTCCACTAAACGATAAATAAAACAAATTTAAACCACTATGTATTTGTAACGAAATACTATTATTTGGTTCCATAGTATACGTTTGTCCATTTACAGAATAAACAACACTATAACGACCTTCTTCAATAGAACCACCTGCAGCTACCCAATTTAATATATACTGAGCATCGTTTGATGTTACTTGAAAATCGTTATTAAAATCGATTTTTGTTATTTGTTGGGAATTTATTTGATATTTTTGATTATTTACACTATATGTTACTTCATTACCAATTATACCACCTGATGCAATCCAGCTTAATATATATTGAGCATCTGATATATTTATATTACTATCTGTATTTATATCACCGGTCCATGATGTTCCTTGCATATTAATATTGGGCTTTATTAATTTATTTTTCATTTATTGTCAATTAACTAAAAAAAACACCATTGATTTTAATCTTATTTAATTCAATTGTAGTTCCATTAATATCAGATATTGATTTAATCTTAGCTAAAGTACAGTTTCCACCCACTTGGAATATTGTTTGAAATCCGTTGTTTACAGTTATCGGAACACCGGTTGTTACTGTAACTGGGAGAATTCCAACACCTGGTCTTTCTTGTAGTCTTCCTGGTAATGTAAAACTAAAACCACTATTGGTATAAGTATTTAATGTATTTGTTGGTAACATTTGATAATATTGAGTTGTTTGTGTTGTATTATTACTGAAATCCCAGGTACTAAACTCGTATGTAGTTGCGCCCAATATAAAATTAGGGTTATTCACTTGAACAATTGTAGCACCATCAAGGAATCCCGATGACAAAATTCCCATTTCACTGGATGTTTTAAATTCGGTTTTAAATTCTACTACATATTCGCGCTCATATACAGGACATGTGTCTGAATATTTCAAACGATTTTGTCCACCCATGTATCCATGTACATAACAATCATAACTAATTGTTCCGAAATCACCTTTTACAGTAAACACAATATCTTCATCAGCACAAGTATAGTAATTAGTACTAACACCTTCCCTTGTTTTGGTACCATAGAGTGTACCACTTGTAACCTCAAATTTCGTAGTATCATTTATTACGAATCCAATTGGGTGAGCAGATGTGACACCAGTTAAAGTATAGGAACCATCATACACTCCTATAAATTCATTGTCACCATGAGAAATATTGTTAAATGTATATGGATTAGCCATCTGTACTGAATTTGATAGTGTTTGATCTAAACATTGAGTCGGTATTGGTGGAAGTTCATAAAAATCTGCCAAATTGTAATCGTTAATAATATAACCAATATCTTCTAATAGTCCCAATGTTATTTTACTTAACGGGGTGGTTGTTCTATTGTCAAGTTCTGTCCATCCAGTCATAAGCTCGTTATCTAATCCAGGATAAAATACACCATTAATACGACGATTATTTGTAGAATTGTTACCAGGACCTTCCTCCAAATGCATGAGTGCTGTTCCTGTTCCACCATCATCTTCTAATGGAACTCCGATTAGTGTCTCTGACCCACCGATAACATTATAATAATCCTGATATTTCGCCAAGGCATTTGTGCCTGTATAATAATATTTTGTTGTTCCATTATCACTATAGGATGTTATTGGTCTACTTGTATAATTAGAAATATCTTCAAATAAAGTAGAGCTCCAAATACTTCCAATTCCTAATACATGACCCAATTCGTGTAATATTAAATAATAATAGTCACTATTGCCATCGTCTAATATGTTATCTTTCATCCCTTGAATTCTTGATGAATTAAATTCCATAGATCCACGATTCGTTATAAATGTACCAAAATGTATTGGATATCCGGTGGGATAAGAATTTATAAACGAGATGCTATTCATCCATCCACTACCTAATATATTCGTAACTAAAGTATCTACTATTTCAAAACTGATACCGATTTGATGATTATTATCTGTTATAGTAGACGTGTTATACACTGTTGGGTATGATATAAGAGAGTCCCATTTGTTCATGGCGGATTCAATAGTTGTGATATCGTTGGCATCGAGAACATAACTAGAACTTTTATTGGATACATTTATTTTAAATCTACCATTCGTGGATATTAATTCTTGATCAGCACTATAATCAATGGCTGGTTCAGGCTGGGGTTCAGGTTCAGGTTCCAATGCCGGTTCAGGCTCTGGTTCAGGCTCTGGTTCTGGTTCTGGTTCTGGTTCTGGTTCTGGTTCTGGTTCCGGTTCCGGTTCCGGTTCCGGTTCCGGTTCAGGTGGACTAATGGTTACAGTACCTGTTATTTTATAAAATACTTGGGTATTTACACTAATATTTGAATCAATGTATAATAAAATAGAATACCATGTTCCGAATGGTTCAGTCAAATGACCATATAATTTATTGCCTTGTAATAATTCACTTTCAATACTGTTAAATGAGCCATTTATAATGAGGTTTTGATTTTCATTTTGATCGACATTTTGATTTTGTTGAATTTCATAAGAAATTGTTCCTTCATTAACCACCTTATCAAATACAATGACTGTTAATTCTGATATTTCAGAACCAGATGGAATTTTTATCTTTATATGATCATAGTCATCATTTCCTTTTGTTAATCTATTTTCTATCACCAATAAATCATCGGTAATATTTAATTCTGTAGCATTTTCAGTGGAAGATGGGTAATCATCAATTTCAGGTGCAGGTTCCGGTTCAGGCTCTGGCTCTGGCTCTGGTTCTGGTTCTGGTTCAGGCTCTGGTTCTGGCTCTGGCTCTGGTTCTGGTTCTGGTTCTGGTTCTGGTTCTGGCTCTGGTTCAGGCTCTGGTTCAGGTTCCAATGCAGGTTCTGGTTCCAATGCAGGTTCTGGTTCCAATGCAGGTTCTGGTTCCAATGCAGGCTCTGGTTCAGGTTCTGGTTCTGGTTCTGGTTCTGGTTCAGGTTCTGGTTCTGGCTCAGTTTCAGGCTCAATATGAGTTAAATGAATTATATAAGTTTGAATAGTACTAGATGTTTGAATTGTATTGCTAGAAAGTGATTGAAGACTTTCATTAGATGTATCGTGATTTATTAAATTGCCATCTGTTTCAAATATTTGCCTAGAACTTTCAACAAGTTGTATTGTTTTCTTGATACTATTAAATGCATCCGAATTTGATTGAGTATTCTCTTCAATATTATGTATCTCAGTATTTATATTTTGTACAAAAGTAGCAATATTTGACTTTTTTTCCGTGTGTATTGTGTTGCCTGATGTTAATACATTTTTTTCAATATCTTCTATAACCTGAATAACATGTTGTTTATCTGTTAAGTCAACAAATGATGTTTCGTTTTCTAACTGATTAATAATATTGGCCAAAGATGTTAATATATGGTCTCGGCTAATAGATATATTATCAGACGCGGAGGTCAAATTACTAGATAATATATCAGTCAATGATACAATTTTATGATTCGTTTTGGCAATAGCTACATCATATAAGTGAATGAAATCGTAATTAATTTTTTCAATCGAAATATTCAAGGCATTTGCTATTTTTTTATGGGCTCCATTAATAGTTTCATTCGTTATTTCTTGGCTATTATTTTGGCCATTATTTTGGCCAATACTTTGTAAAAGTATTTTTGATGATAGTGTAGTTAACATATTAACATGAATATTTGCAGTATTATTGACTATCTCAAAAGTATTCACATTACAAATAGTTGTTAATGTTCCTGTAAATGGTCGGTCCGTTGAAATATCAATGCCACCAGTGACGGTAATTTTTATATGTACCGGTAATGACGATTTTAAAGTATTCAATATAATACTACCATAGTCGTTTGTTTTCGTTTCTTCTATTAAAATATCATTCACTGTAAAAATTTTAACATTGGCTCCAGCTATATATCCATCAATTGCTTTGATATTTACATTAGTATTGTCTATTACAGTGGTAGGTGGTGCAATAATAACATTTGAATCTGAACCAGCCTGTTGTGATTTCCCTCCACCATATTGAGGCCATTTTGTACCTCCTGCTATATATGTTCTTCGCGTTTTATAATTGTACAAGGGCATACCAGGTACATTTTTTATTTTACGTATTGGTCCAGGAACATTGCTTTGATTCGTAAGTCCCCAATTTCTTCTAGGATTAGAACAAACAAGGACATTATTACTTGCATCGTTATTACTATGATTTAAATTTCGTGTGTTTGAATTTGTATAGGTATCACTCTGCGTGGCAAATGTTTGCCCGCGTTGGCGACCAATACCTCTGGATAATCTTGAAAACATTTGTTTTTTAGAAAATCCGGCCTGATTTCCTTTATATTGTAGAATAGTAGCCTTTCGTTTTTCGTCCAAATCTTGGTAGGTGATTTGTTTACCATCTATTTTAACACCTGATATATCAATACATGAACCATTGTCTCTTGACCACAATCGTGTTTCTGTCTTAAGACAAGGATTCCATTCACAACCAGTTGTTAAAGGTGGTGGAGGTGGTGGAGGTTCAAACCAGAAGTATACAGCACCTGACATTCCATCAGCTCCCAACTGTTCGTGGTCACCACAACCACTATAACCACCACCACCACCACCATATACAACAGAAGGTGCAGAACCAAGTTGTGGACTTACACCGTTGTATGATCCGTTCTTCAATCCTATAGCAGTGTAACTGAAGTCGTAATATGTTCCATCAGAAGCAGTAATATTTTGCCCGCCACCTAATCCACCGTCTGCTACTGTATATGCTGTAGCCGTAGCAGCGTCCGCCCACGGTCCCCCCCCTCCCCCACCACATCCACCATATTGAGCATTCAAATTATCAGAAATATCTATTAAGGGTATAGAAATAGGATTTGAAGAGGTATCGAGACCAAATTGACTAGAAAATCCTTTATAATAGTCTAATGGGAATGTGGGAGTTGGATCATCAATAACCCACCCATTATTTCCCGTACCTCCTTTACCACCTGAACCTCCATTAATAGTAGTTACACCAGGTAGTGTAAATGACACAGTACCACCAGCACCACCTTCAGGTAGTCCACCACCAGATGATGGTGCCTCCCATTTTGGTACTCTTATAAGTCCACCAGCACCACCATTACACTCAATAATAGATGAACCTGTAGATAATTTTAATTTGGTTTGACCACCAGCATTTCCGAAGCCACTGCTGTTACAAATTCCACCTTCTCCAATGACTGCTTCAAATATATTATTTGTTAATAAATTATTTGGAAAAGATATCAATACATTAGCTCCACCACCACCACCACTACCAGCAGTATTAAAACCATACCCTCCAAGCGACAAGAAGACACCCTTCCCACCTCCACCACCTCCACCACCAATAACCATAGCATTTATAGTAAAATCAGAATCGTTATTCGTACAATAATCCAAAGGATTTATTGTAATAGTATTATTCGTATCTAAAATACCCGATACAATATTGCTGGCGGCATCATAATAAATTTTACTAATAAAAGTACTTGATGTAATTAGTCCATCAAAATAAGAAAATGACATTATTTTGTATATAATAATAATTGATTAAATTGTTATTATATTGACCTAATTAGTAGTATTGTTTATGGATTATATCCATCTTTTTCACCCATGAAAAACCATCTCAAGGATAAATATTTAGGCTGATTGCCAGTAACCTCTGATCCGACCAATGTTAAATTGGGTCCACTGTCGACAATGCTTTGAATTTCAGCAGTTCCTAAAGCTGAATTGAAATATCTCAAGTCAGAAATGTTTCCAGAAAATCCACCATTCATAGCAACATATACATTTCCATAGTTTTGTCTAGGGACTCCTTTCATAATAAGGCGTTTGGCCAATTTGCCATTAATAAATACATCAAGTTGATGATTTGACACACGGATTTGTACACACATCCACTTGTTAAGTGGAATATCATCAATGGTCAGCTTTTCTTGAATGTTATCAAAAGTATTCATCACGACGACTAATGCGTTGGTATTGGGAGCAATATATAGTCCAGGTGCATTGTTTGGTTGATTCATACCAATGGGTTCGGATGTGTAATTAATATTATCATTTCCCTTGTGGAAAATATGACGATATTGGCCATCTTGATAAACCAAATCGTCAATGATTATCCAGGTTGAGTAAGTAAATTCAATACCATCCTGTTGGTTATCAGAACGTACTAAAGTAACGGCATTCTTTAAATTTGGATCTTGGGGAATAACTTGCATAGTTTTACCATCGACCATACCATCAATCAAATAGGGTGATTTATTATATTGGAATAACCATGATAAAAACTGTGCTGAAATACGAACGGCTAATACAAAGACGATAAGAACCAATAATAAAAAGGCGGCTTTTGCTACTAAACTATTGGATTCCAAAAACTCACGCGTCCCGTCGACCACTCTACCATTTTTAAAATTATCAAATGCTCCAGCTCCGGAAGAAATTGTTCCAAATTCAGACATATCTATATATTATACATAAGAAATTTAGATATGTAATTAATTTGTTGTAATTATTTGCTTATAAATTAAATGGAAACACTGCCTTGTTCTTGACCATCCTTTACCAACTCCAATTTAATACTATAAGGAAAATCAAAACTAGAACCACCATAACCACTTCTATAAATATTGTAAGCCTCTTGTGGGTTTAATGAGTCACCATAATACTGAACATTGGATGTAAATCCAGAGAATCCACCCAATGGTGTAATATATACAGGTGCGTTATTAGCAATCTTTGCAACACCTGGTAAAACGCATGTACGGACCAATTTACCATCAATATAGACATCAAGTGTGCGACCTCTTAGACTGATAATAACATTTACCCATTTTTGAATAGGAACATTATCAACATTACAAGTATGAGTAGAACCTTCTGTAGCACCAACAGAAGAGTAGACTGTTGTTTGAATTTTAAGATTATTTTCAATGGCTCCTAGAACAATAGACGGTGATGGTTCTAAATCACTGTCAAGTCTTCCTAAAATGATTTTTGGCTCGCCATAACGATAACTCCAATCGTCAACATAAAACCAGGCAGAGTAAGCATAATTTACTGAATTACTGACACTTAATGTGTTTGCGGGGATTTTAGTCACAGTCTTAGCATCCTGTAACCCAGATAATTTATTAGAGCTTCCCCAAAAGTATCTAATTATAATTATAACTAATATGACAACAACGACACCGATTGCAATATTCATCACAGACATAATATATATTATAGTAACAGAATTTTTCTTTTCTAAATAACAGGAGGATTTAAATATTTAACCGAATCATACAACCAGTTTATTTTAGCACGCGAGATACTATCATTGAAATACATTACATTACAAATACCACCAGATATACCGCGGGTTGTGCCAGATGTTATCATTGTATTGGAATTATAAGGGATTACACCTTCTGTGGTAGATACGAGAACATTATTAATAAAAATATCTAATGTGTTACCATCGTAATTAACAACGATATTATTCCATTTTTGCATTTTAAAATCATCTGTCTCGAACAAAACGCGCTCAACATGTCCTTGGGTTTTCATTTTTATTTTCAGTTTATTTTTCGATACATTATAGGTTATGTTTGGTTTTCCACCGACATTTAATAAAGTAGTATACTCATCGTAGTTAGGATTTGTCTCAGGTGGGAAAGAATTAATGTAAAACCATCCAGAAATAGCATAATGGTATTGAAATTTGTCTTTTACGAAATTAACTGAACCAAATGAACCAAGTGATTTTTCAAAATTAGTATTAATTGGATCTTTTATTAATTGAACTGCATTATGAGTGACTATATATTGCATAACAAATGGTAAAACGAAATATAGCGCGATGAATACTAGTTCTGCTACCAATACAATGATGATTGGTTTTGTAGTGATTTCATATTGATATTTAATATAATCGACAAAACTAAGAACTAAGCAGGGTATATAAGTAATAATTTGTATTAAAAAGCGGGTCCACGATGGTGATGATTTCCCCCCAGGTATTTGGTCTAATTTAAGATATTTGGTTATCATAGTAAATAATCCAATAACAATTAACCAATTCAAAATATAGGTCATTGCGTAACTAGCGTTACTAAAATAATAAGCAATTTTTACAAGTAAATAGACTATTCCACCAACAAGTCCGATTAATCCAATAAAAGACAGTATTTTACCGAAATAACTCAATGCTGATAATTGTTTAACATTTTCAGTTGTTAATTTTTTATCCGCATAAAATAAATACATCATTAGTAGTAAGAACCCACCAAATAATGACATAAATATACCCAATCCTTTATTATCTCCTGTAATAATGTCATATGGATTTCGAGTAAATAATATAATAATACAGATACAATAAATCACTAGGCCAATTTTATACCATGTTTCCATACTAGTTGATTTTATCTTGTCTGTAATTTTATCTTGTGTAGTAGTATTATTCTGTGGAGGTATACTCATCGAAGAACTATCCATTAATAACTCATTAGAAATAAATCTCTATATGATTGGTATAATGGTCTAAAGATTTTCCATAGCAGTTTTTCTACCATGACAATCTCTACATAATGCTACTAAATTATCTACATGATTAGAACCACCATTTTCTAATCGAATTTTGTGATCTACTTCAAACCAAGCGGGTAATTGTTTTTTACAATGTCCACATATCCAACCCTGCTGTGATGCGACGAATTTTTTCTTAGTTTCGCTAACACAACGTTTGGTACTTTTTTTACCAGATTCCATAATACGATTAATTTGTTGTTGTTGATGTGGTGATTGTTGTTGTGTGTAAAATGAATCGTTTCCACCTCCTCCATTGCCACCTCCATTCATAAATGATGTTTGATTAGAGAAATCCATAAAGGGTGACAATACATCAAGTGATGACTGTGCACTAGGAATACATTTCACAATATTTACTGCTTGTTGAACAAGTGAATGCGACTCATTCGGGTTTTTTTTCAAGAATAGATAGGCACTTAATCCAGCAAATGCAAACCCGGCAATTTTAAAATATTTCTGCCATGACTGTAATATTTTCACATAATTTCCATCATGATATGTATTTACGATTAAAAATCCGGTAATTGCTAAAATTAATAATTCCAATTTCATATAATATTTATAAAGGTTATTTTTTACAAATATTATAGTTATAATATAATCATATTGCAAGGTTATTTTGACTTTGATCTGGATTTTGATCTGGATTTTGACTTGGACTTGGACTTAGACTTGGACTTTGATATAGACTTGGACTTTGACCTGGACTTAGACTTAGACTTAGACTTTGACTTGGACTTTGATGTATCTATTAAACCATTTTTTTTTGTTAAGGTATCCGAGAATCTAGAACGACTATAGGATGATATATCATTCGATGCAAAAATAGAATAAAGCGCTTCTTTACCACTAGAAATAGATAATGTATTATCATAATTTACTATTTTGTTTAACTCGTGTAATGAATTTACTAATTTAGTTACATCTATTTTACGATCACCATTTGAATATATATTTTCAACCAACATAGACCTAACACGGTTTAAATAAATTTTCCGCGTTTCATCATCGAAATCTACAAATTTAACATTTGAATCAAAATAATTATAATAGACAGTTACCAGGCCAAATATGTCACTGTTAAATAAGTAACATTCCATAAAATATTTGTTCACTTCGAATTCTAATTTATCGTTCGTATATTTCATAAGTATATCAGTAATGTAATTTGATAAGTAGTACAAGTAATATCCATATTCGATTAAATTGTCTCGTTTCACTTCAGACAAAAAAGTTTCTTCGCTGATTCCCGGATTAAATATGGTTTTAAATAAAATAACATTATCGTCATAATATCCATAATATCTGGCCAATTTAATCAAATATTCATTTACTACATAATTCCTAATATTCGCAGTATTAAACAATAGCTCTCCATTTTTAACTTTTGATAAGAAAGCGTCATAGTTCAGTTTGAAATCATCAGATAATATCATTGATGAAAATGGTGTATTAAACTGAAGTGGTCGATTGCGAATTTCCACCGGGATAGTCTTATTAACGACTACTCCAGAAAGTCCCCAATCTATAATTCTCGCATTTGCGTGTTTATCTATTAATATATTACGATCTTTCAAGTCATTGTGTATAACACCTGCTTCATTCATTGGTCTTACACCTTTTTCTAACAACCGAATAATAGCATGATTTAATAAAAACATTTTATCGCGTGTTATTTTACCATCATGAACTAACCAATCCTTTAAATCAATACCTCCATCAGGCATGTTCAATATAGAAACTTTATTTAAATTTTTGTTAATATTATTTTCGTTCAGGTTTTCTTTTGTTAACGAAAAGCATTTCTTGTTAAAATGTTTCATGTCTTCCGGTGTCAGTTTGTCTGGATTACATCTATCAACATTAAGTAAAAAATATTGTTCGTAGTTCTTTATTTTATGTAGCTTATTTTTGATTCGAGTTATCTCGAGCATCTCTTGTTTGCTGTATTTTTCAATAGACATTTTACTAATACCTGTTGTGCGATTCACACTACCTTTACATTTTAACGCGGGTTTAAATACACAACCGAATCCACCCGAACCCAATGCCTCGCCACCCAATCGACTTCTTGTCTTTTTTTTGACAGGACTTCTATTTATTTTTCGCGTGTTATTATGTGAAGTCCTATTATTATAATTCCGCGTTCTTGTATTTTTGTTTCTCATATTCAAAGCCGATTCTTATATTGACGAGAGAATTATTTTTTATATAAATAATATCCAAATCCAATCATAGATACTAATATTACTACAAATAGTAGTTTTTTTCTGTATTTGATTTGTTCTTGTAAAATAATTTCTTTCGGTTTATACAACTCGTAGTAGTTATTAAGTGCTTCTGTATAAGTAATCTCATCCTTTCCTATGTCAATATTAATTTTATTGTGAATAAAATGTACCCACTTTAAAAAGGAATCTTTTCCTTCTAAATAAGGCGATACTGGGTATTTATCGAGTAAATTACTAAAATTATTGCCTATTTTTGGATGAGGAATGAATAATGGAAAATTATTTATTACATCGTAGTATTTTTTTTTTGTTACATCATTTGCTTTTAATGGGTAAGATACTGCCAGTGTCATTAAAAAAAACCAGAAATGAGGACCCCATACAGTTGGGTCAAGTGATTTATCTGTCATTAAATAGAAACGATATAAAAAGATACGCAAAATAACATATAACGAATATGAATACTATCTTATATAATACATCGAGTGGGCATAATACATCGAGTGGAGATAATACATCCAATGGACAGATTACGCGTATATACCAACATTCCAATAATCAACAGAACAATTCGAATAACCAACATTCCAATTCGAATAACCAACATTCCAATTCGAATAACCAACATTCCAATTTACAAACACCACAAAACAGATCCTTTAATAATTTCTGTAATAACTGTGGAAAAAACGGACATGTGTTTCATACATGCAAACATCCAATTACAAGTATTGGTATTATTATATTTAGAAAACAAGCCGACCAATTACAATATCTAGTGATTCGTCGTAAGCACAGTTTAGGGTTTGTTGAATTTATGAGAGGTAAATACCCACTGCACAATTATGAATATTTAGTAAATGTATTTAATGAAATGTCAATACACGAAAAGCAATTGATCGGCAAATCTACATTTGAACAATTGTGGACCTACCTATGGGGTGATCAAATGGGAATTCAATACAGAGGCGAGGAGAAAATTTCCAGAGATAAGTTCGAGACATTAAAATGTGGGGTCGAAATTAATAAAATGGAATATAATTTAGAAAAGATAATCAAAGCAAGTACAGTAAACTGGAATGAAACAGAATGGGGATTTCCAAAGGGTAGGCGAAACTATCAAGAAAAGGATTTAGTTTGTGCTTTAAGAGAATTTGAAGAAGAAACTGGTTATATCCGATCGAATGTTACATTGCTTCAAAACATTATCCCATACGAAGAAATTTTTACTGGTTCAAATATGAAGTCATACAAACACAAATATTTTGTTGGTACAATCGATGCAAATACGGTTCATACAAATCAATTTCAACAATCAGAAGTGAGTGAAATGAAATGGATGTCATACGAAGAATGTATGGAAAAGATAAGACCTTATAATTTAGAGAAAAAAAACTTACTATCGAAAATTAACACAATTGTACAGATGTATAAGATGAATTAAAGAAATTATCATAAATATCTAAGTGAAGTAATCGTATCTTGGTTATTTATATTATACTTTTTTACAAGTATAATATAAGTATAATATGGAAAAAAAGCAGCGCAAGCCACGAAAATTGCGAATCATAAAAAAAATACCCGATTTAACTGAAGAAAATATAGAAGAGGTGTATCAAACCAATTTTGAAAAAATCGATTTAGATGATATCGACTATAACACATTTTTATTGAAAAAAGAACAATTAGATGCGAATGTTATTTCTCAAAATGAAACGAGTTATGATGCTTTATATCCGTCACTAGATGACCCAGATTTCAATATCAAATTGGCCGAAAAGAAAGAATTTAACGAAAATAAATATGATGGAACTCTTTATGACATTGAATCACAGGCGACTAAGTTATGTGAGGCTGAATTTGAACTATCTCCTCATCAAATATTTGTCCGGAATTTTTTAAGTTTCCAAACACCATACAATAGTTTACTTTTGTATCATGGGTTAGGTACTGGTAAAACATGTAGTGCAATCACTGTAGCAGAGGAAATGCGAACCTATTTAAACCAATTGGGTATTAATCAACGCATTATTGTTGTAGCTTCGCCAAATGTACAAGAAAATTTTAAATTACAATTGTTCGACGAACGAAAACTGAAATTAGTAGACGGTCTTTGGAATCTAAGAGCTTGTACTGGCAATAAATATTTAAAAGAGATAAATCCAATGAATATGAAAGGGTTATCGAAAGAGAAGGTGACACGTCAAATACAACGAATCATAAAAGCATCTTATTTGTTCGTAGGATACATTGAATTCGCGAATTACATTCAAAAAAAATCACAGGTGGAAGAAAACGACCCTATAAAAAGGAAGGAAATAATGATAAAAAAATTAAAACAGCATTTTAATAATCGACTAGTTATTATTGACGAGGTTCATAATATTCGTATTAGTGACGAAAAACAAGACAAACGAGTTGCAAACGAGTTGTTTAAATTGGTGAAATATGTCGATAACTTACGACTTCTTTTTCTCTCTGCTACACCCATGTATAATAGTTATAAAGAGGTTATCTGGTTATTAAATGTAATGAATTTAAATGATAAACGGTCTACGATAGAATTGGAAGATGTATTTGATAAAGATGGGAATTTCTTAATTGATAAAGATGGAAATAATGTGGGAGAAGATTTGTTGCGCAGAAAAGCCACTGGGTATGTGTCATTTGTTCGAGGTGAAAATCCGTATACATTCCCATATAGAATTTTCCCATCACTTTTTGCGAAAGATCACACATTTAAAGAAATTAGTTATCCTCGAAAACAAATGAATAATAAATCCATTGTACAACCACTTGAACATTTAGATGTCTATGTAAATCAATGTGGAACCTATCAAGAAAAAGGCTACAATTATATATTATCTGAAATCAAAACCAATATAGAAAAAACAAAGGGAGGTATGACCGGATTTGAAAATATGGATTCATTTGGATATACTATTCTTCAAAAACCACTACAAGCGTTAAATATTGTATATCCAACCAAACAACTTATTGGTTCAGACTCTGAATCGTCATCTAGTTTTAATTCTAAAACTTTGCTAGGAAGTGAAGGGTTGAAAAGAATTATGAAATTTACTGAAACTAATAACCCACCATCTAGAAAAAATTTCGAATATAAAGACAATGACAAAAATAGCGAGTTTGGCGAAATTTTTTCACCGGATAATATTGGTAAATATAGCGCCAAGATAAAAAGCATAACCGATTCTATTATGAATTCAGATGGTATTGTTTTAATCTATAGTCAGTTTATTGATGGTGGTGCAGTACCTATGGCCCTAGCATTAGAATCAATCGGATTTAGTCGTTTCGGAACAAAAACTTCTAATTTGTTCAAAACACCACCTACTGCCAAAATAGACGCCACCACTTATTTAACCAAAGAACAAATGGATAACCCAACTGCGTTTAGGCCAGCAACTTATACAATGATTACTGGCGATAAGGCGCTTTCACCAGACAAGGTATACGACCTAAAGAATTTAACAGATGAAGACAACAAAAACGGAGAGAAAATCAAGGTTGTCATTATTTCCATGACAGGAGCAGAGGGAATTGATTTTAAGAACCTAAGACAAGTTCATATATTAGAACCATGGTATAATCTAAGTTTAATTGAACAAATTATTGGCAGAGCAGTTAGAACTTGTAGTCATAAACAATTGAAATTTATAGAGAGAAATGTTGAAATATTCCTTTATGGAACATTACTCAATGAATCGGATGAAGAGGCAATTGATTTGTATATATATCGTTTGGCCGAAATAAAAGCAGTCCAAATAGGTCGTGTTAGTCGATTATTAAAAGAATCATCAGTTGATTGTATTTTAAATATTGACCAAACGAAATTCACAGAAGAAAACATGAATACCATCGTTAAACAACAATTATCTAATAAAATGATGATTGACTTTCCCATTGGTGATAAGGCAAAAACAGTATCATGTGATTACATGGATACATGTGATTTTAAATGCAAACCGTTTAAGACAATTGTAGAAAGTGATATTAAATTAGATACATATAATGAATCATTTATACTAATGAATACTGAAAAAATAATACAAAGAATACGTGACTTGTTCAAAAATCGTTTTTTTTATAAAAAGGACAATTTAATTAGTGAAATCAATGTTATTAAAAATTATCCGTTAGTTCAAATCAATGCGGCATTGACTACTTTGATTGAAGATGACAATGAATATATTACGGATAAATTTAACCGATTAGGTCATCTAAGAAACATTGAGGAGTATTATTTGTTTCAACCAATTGAATTGAACAATGAAAACATTAGTATTTATGACCGCCGTAATCCAATCGATTTTAAACACGAATCTATAGTGTATCCATTGAAGGAACCCGAAGAACCATTGAAACTAAAGAACAATATTACAGAAACCCAGACCACAAATAATATGAGTAATAAAATAAAGACAATAGAAACCACATTTGAATTGGCAAATAAACCAACTACAAAGCTAGAACGAGGCGAAGATGATTGGTATGTATATGCCGCCATGTTACATCATACCAACTATTTGAAGGATAATTTTAATATATCAACTACAGAGTACAAAGAACTTATTTTACAACACATAATAGAGTATTTAACTTTGGATGAAGTGAACGAAACGCTTGACTATCTTTATTTTACAAATAACTTGACCACATTTGAGAAAAAAATAAAAAAAATATACGACAATATGATTTTAAAGAATAAAGGGATTGTTGGAATTCTTCTCTCAAAAGAAAATAAACAATATTTGTTAGTAAAAGGAGACACAAAATGGAGCAAAGGTGAGTCAGAAGACTATACCGATTTATCACAGGAAATAGAAAAATTAGCAATATCACCGACTATGTTCAATCGATATGTTGGATTTATTGGTAATTTCAAAAATGAATATAATATTTTCAAGGTCAAGGACATGGAAGATAAACGAGGAAAAGGTGCTCGATGTGACCAATCTGGTAAATCAGATACATTTGGAATTCTCAATCATATACTTGATAAAAGTAAATATACATCAGAGAATACAAAAGGAAGAAAAAAAATAGAATTTTGTGTAATACAAGAATTATTATTGCGTTTTTATAACAAAACTAAAAAGGATAATAAAATCTGGTTTTTGAATCCATCCGAAGCTATTGTAAATAACATTTAATGGTTGTGAATCACACCTTTTTTTTTCATTCAAAGCGGCCATTATGTAGAACAACATACAGTTCCAATTGTTCCAATTCTACGACAATGAGGACATTCACAATATCCTTTTTCACCTCTATATTTTTTTTCACATAATTTGTGTAATACAATATTACATATAACACATTCGACCCATTCTCGAGTGCTAATTTTTTCCCAACAAATTAAACAACTTTTTAATTCATTGGGATTTTTTTTACGATTTATGACATTTCCCATATTTCCAATAAGTATTTATTTATCATAAAACAATTATTAATACAATCAATTTTATATATATCAGGGTTTACATGAGAATAGTCTGAAAGAGAAAAATATCTTAAATTTTTTTAACAAATAATAATCTATTTAATTAAAAATTGATTATTAGTTAAAGATTAAATTCTTATTATATAGTAGTAATGAACAAGAATATGACTGGCAAGAATATAAATAAAAAGGGTGCACAAAAGAATAAGGATGTTGGTGTTTATATGACGAATTTGTTAACAAGAAAAATACATATTCCCTTCAATAATGTTGGTAAAAATATTAAGGACACTCTTGAAAAAATTATAAAAAAGCAAATAGAAGGAAAATGTAACATCGAAGGATTTATTAAGCCCGATTCTACCAAAGTATTAACTTATTCAAGTGGTATTTTAGTTGAAAACACAGTAATGTTTGAAGTTGTATTTGAATGTTTAGTATGTTGTCCTGTGGAAGGAATGCTTATAAAATGTAATGTTAAGAATATGACCCAAGCAGGAATCAGAGCAGTTATTAATGAAGAAATTTCACCTATTGTTGCCTATGTAAGCAGAGATCATCATTACAATAATAATTATTTCAATACGATTAAAGAAAATGATGATATTACTGTTCGTGTAATCGGTCAAAGATACGAATTAAATGACCCACAAGTCAGTATTATTGGTGAATTAGTTGAACCAAAGGAAGATAAAATAAAGAAAAATACAACCATGAAAAGGAAACCAAAACTAGTTATTACAGAAAAGATTTAAAAACAATTCAGTGAGATATCATAATGACAACAATGAATTTGACCACATTAAAAGAGAAGATTGAGACACTAAGCCAGTTTCACCAAATTGAGATATTGAAAATTCTTAAGAATAATGAGACATGTACCTTAAACGAGAATACAAATGGAGTTTTTATTAATTTAACAAATGTTAGTAATGAGGTAGTAAGTAAATTAACAAATTATCTAGATTATGTCAAAGAGCAAGAGTCGCAATTGAACGAAGTTGAACAACAAAAGAGTTCTTTGTCAAATACATTTTTTAAAGATATTAAAGACAATCACACGAATACTAGTAACAATACACTAAATGCAGAACTCTGATTTTATTACTGAATTATTGCCACATATGTTGACTCAGAAAAATATTGTTTCTTATTCAACTCTATTACATGTAGATAGGAATCAAGATATTGGAAGAAAAAAAACATCAAAAAATATTATAAAGTCAACCGATAATATTTTTTTCCCCAAACAAAAAGACAGTTTGTTTTGGTGTTTTTACATTGCCCTTTGTGGACTACACGAATATGACATGATCCACAATTTTTTTACAAAAGAAAAGGAAATTAAATATAATTGGATAGAACAACTTCGTGGTAAAAAGGAAATATTAAAACCAATTAAAATTAGTAAGGCGACTGTTGAAGATGAATTAGCAAATTGTCAACGAATAACAATGGCAACTGTAAAAGCAATGTGTCATTTATTTGACATTAATGTTTTTTATATAGATAATAAAAAGTTTTACGAAATTATTACAGATACAAACAAACCCGTTTTTGCGATTGAACAAAAAGAAAAATGTTTCGGATTGAAGAAAAATTTAACACAAGAACAATTGGAATATTATCGCAATCATTTCTGGAAACTAGAAAATTTAGATAAGCCATTAAAAGCCATCTCCAGTTATAAAATCAATGATTTGAGGGATATATGTAGTAAATTACATATAGATTTTGTAAATTTGACTAGACCTCAAATGTATCAAGCAATTTTAAGCTATTTATAAAGAGTAGTACATGAATAGTTGTTTTGATTATTATGCTATATTTTATTAAAAATATCATTATTATTTACTATTTTTTAAAATAAAAATTGAAACCTATATAAAATAATATGTTCAAGTATATATACATGTCCGAGTTAAATTCCCAACAGCAATTTGATAATATTATAACTAAGTATTTAGATAATGTAACGAATACTGGACTAGGCGGAACTCCTGAATTGGAAGTTCGTTTTGGTACGCGTGGAATAAACCCTATCTCAAAAATTGATTTTGATAATGTGATTCAAAAACTTAAATCTGTTGGGTTTCGCATGGAAACAACTAATGATTATAGTCTAAAAATTCAAAGCGAATATATTGATAAAAAAACTGGTACGACAAAAATGTCAAATGTTCGTGTTGAGATAAATGGTATTCATAATATACAAAAATACTGTACTACAAACTCACTAACAATTGGTGATATTAATCCTCAGTTTACGCAAAAACAATATGCAAATATTGATAACAACCCAATATATCCAGTTAATTTGGATGAATACAATATGAGGGTATCTTATCAAACTGAGAAAAATATCAAACCATATAGTCCATTTGCCGAAAATATTAAATCAACATGGGAAGATAGTAAAAAAACATTCCGTTATATTAATCGCGTCTCGTTTACACATTCAGATTTTCCAATCAGAGTCGATATGAGTATCGTTAAAAGTAGTGAAAATGAAAAGGCTACCTATAAAGGTCGTACCATCTATAAATCTAAATCCGAATATACCTTTCAAGCTGCGAATATTACCGATAGTCCAGAAAAATATGAAATTGAATTGGAAATTTTAAATAATAAGGTTGGTCCAGGAACCGATTATAACGACAACCGCGTCTTAATGAAAGAATTAAAAAAAGTTGTCAAATATGTATTATCTGGGCTACAAAATACTAACTATCCTATCTCTTATTCCGAAATAAAAAAAATAGGTACTAATTATTTGAAACTCGTTCATGGAAAAGAATACAATGAAAGGATGCGAATGGTACCTAGATTCTTCATGGGTCCGTCCTCGGCTACCTTACAAAACGCAAATATTGCCCCCATTAATGATGATTCTGCGATTCCAAATATTCGCATGAATTATACTGTAACCGAAAAAGCAGATGGTATGAGAAAGCTTATGTATATTGCGGGTGATGGCAAAATTTATTTAATCGATACAAATATGAACGTTCAATTTACGGGTGCAATAACTAAGGATGTAGATTTGATGCATAGTATCTTAGATGGTGAACATATATTACATAATAAAAAAGGCGATTTTATTAATTTATATGCGGCATTTGATGTTTATATTGTGAATAAAAAGGATGTTCGTTCAAACGCATTTATTCCTCCATATAGTGACGATAAAGATGTAGCTATTATATTAACTAAATATCGTCTACCGGTATTGATTAGTATAATGAAAAACCTCAATGCAAAATCAGTAATAAATGATAGTATTTCGCCAATGCGTTTTACTAATAAACAATTTAAGGCTGATAATCCAGATCAATCTATATTCCAATGTTGTGATGCTATTCTATATCAAGAAAAACAGGATTTGTATGAATATGAAATAGATGGACTCATATTTACCCCTGCTAATTATGGTGTTGGTTCCGACCGTGAGGGTGATTCCGGACCGCTATTTAAAACTACTTGGGATTATTCCTTCAAATGGAAACCAGCCAAATATAATACGATTGATTTTCTGGTATCAACAAAAAAGGAACAAGCTGGTACAAACGATTTTATAGGCAATGTATTTCAAGAAGGTACGAACGCTAACTCATATGAACAATTGTCTCAATACAAAACTCTTATTTTAAGAGTTGGGTTTGACGAGAAAAAACATGGCTATATTAATCCATGTGGCGATGTTATTAATGATAAATTGCCAAGTGTAAACGAAGATAGAGATAATGCGGAAACTTACAAACCTTTACCATTTTATCCAACAAATCCATACGATGCTGACGCTAGCATATGTAATGTTATGTTGGAATCCGATTTAACCGGTAATAAGACACTTATTACCGAAGAAGGTGAAGTATTCGATGATGAAACGATTGTGGAATTTCGATATGATTTAACACGCGAGAAGAAATGGCGATGGGTTCCACTAAGAGTGCGTTATGACAAAACTGCTGAATATAAACGAGGATTTAAACAATATGGAAATGCCTATCATGTTGCAAATAATAATTGGCATTCCATTCACAATCCTATTACAGAAGAAATGATTCGGACCGGATTGAATATTCCGGATGAATTGGGTGACGACGATGTTTATTATAATCGTGTCTCAGGAACATCCAATACAGAAGGACTACGCGATTTCCATAATTTGTTTGTGAAACGAATGTTGATTAATTCCGTATCTAAGAGAGGGGATACACTTATTGATTATGCTGTTGGTAAGGGTGGTGATTTCCCAAAATGGATATTTGCAAAACTATCCTTCGTGTTTGGTATTGATGTTGCCAAAGATAATATTGAAAATCGAATTGATGGTGCTTGTGCCAGATATTTGAATTATCATAAAAAATTCAAGGTTATGCCAAGTGCTCTATTTGTAAACGGAACTAGCTCAAGTAATATTAGAGATGGTGAAGCTATTTATACTGAAAAATCGAAAATGATAACAAAGGCTATATTTGGAGAAGGTCCAAAAGACAAGGAGAAACTAGGACTGGGTGTATATAAACAATATGGTAAGGCAGCCGATGGATTTAATATTAGTTCATGTCAATTCGCGCTTCATTACTTCTTTGAAAATAAAAGAACGCTTAATAGTTTCTTAAGAAATGTCAGTGAGTGTACCAAAGTAAAAGGATATTTCATAGGAACATGTTATAACGGCAATGCTATATTTGATGCATTAAGAGGATTATCTGAAGGTGAAAGTATGTCAATTTTACAGAACGACAAAAAATTATGGCAAATTACAAAGGGATATAAACATGACGAGTTTGAAAATGACGAAACATCACTACACTATCCGATTGATGTATATCAAGAATCAATTAATAAACCATTTCGCGAATATTTGGTCAACTTTGATTATCTAGAACGATTAATGGAAAATTATGGATTTGTCACATTAACTCGCGATGAATGTAAAGAACTAGGTATTCCTGCTAGTGTTGGGTCATTTCAACAATTGTATGGTTCAATGGAAAATGAAATCGATAAGAATCCAAGGAAGAAAAACGATTACGGTCAAGCGTATAAAATGACTCCCAAAGAAAAGCAAATATCGTTTTACAATAATTACTTTATTTATAAAAAGGTAAGAAATGTTGACACAAGAGCCGTATATAATACATTGATTGGTAGTTCCAAATTACAAGAACAGATGGAAAAACTCCAAGAGAAAGAGGCGATTGGTGCTGCAGTAGAAGAGGAAAAAGAAGATAAACCAAAACCACCTAAAAAATTAAAGCGTAAATTAAAATTACAAATGGATAGTAAAGAGTAAATAAGAAGTAGTAAATAAGAAGTAGTAAATAAGAAGTAGTAAATAAGCAGTAGTAAATAAGCAGTAGTAAATAAGCAGTAGTAAATAAGCAGTAGTAAAAGATTATCGAAGACTAGACAAATATAATAAAAACAATCTAAATGTATTTTTATTATATGTATTATCGTTATGAGCTTTTTTTTATTACCTGAAGTTCATTCTACTATAAATAATATTACATTAGAATCAAATGAAATGCCTGAAGTGTATATAAGTCCAACATTAAGTCGCTATTTAAATAAAATTAAACAACAGTTGGACGAAAATTATGATACTTGGGACTTTTATAAGAAATACACAAACCCGTACGAATTTATTCACACAATTATTCCAAATACAAAGTGTTCTGTAAGCAAATTAAAACCATTATCTAGATCATTTTACAAAATGATAGAAATAGTAAATCAGCTAGATTTGTTGAACCAATACAAGTCTCATGATATAAATACATTTCATTTAGCAGAAGGACCAGGTGGATTTATTGAAGCAATCGCTTATTTACGCAATAACCAACAAGATAACTACCATGGGATGACATTGATAGATCCAGATGTAAATGTTCCAGGATGGAAGAAATCATGTAATTTTCTAGACAATCATAAAAATGTAGTTATCGAAACTGGTGTAACTGGAACAGGTGATTTATTGGAAGTGGATAATTTAAAACACTGTTACAGTAAGTATAATAATAAAATGGAAATAATTACAGCAGATGGTGGTTTTGATTTTTCGATTGATTTTAATCAACAAGAAACCCTTGCTACCAAACTATTATTTGCTCAAGTGAGTTTTGCTATTGCAATGCAAAAGAAAGGTGGTCATTTTGTATTAAAAATATTTGACATCTTTACAAAAACAACAAGTGATATTATCTACTTGCTATCCACATTATATAAACAAGTCTTTATTCTCAAGCCAAATACAAGTCGATTAGCTAATTCAGAAAAATATATCATCTGTAAATTTTTTAAAGGGGATAAATCTAGAATTATGAATCACATTATTCGCGAATATCCAAAAATGAAAACAATTACTCATATTTCTTCTATTTTAAATTTCGAACTAGATTACTATTATAGTAACAAAATAGAAGAATATAACGCTATTTTTGGACAACAGCAAATTGAAAATATCAATTCAACCCTTACTTTATTTTCATGTAAAAACAAAAACGATAAAATAGAATCATTGAAAAAGAATTTTGTTCAAAAATGCATTCAATGGTGCGAAAAGTATAACATACCATACAACAAGGTTTTAACAAATCATAATATTTTTTTAAACATACCATAAAATTCTTTATATCGATACATATAATATTCAAATATCATGCTCAATAGATGTAATATTTTTATCTAAACCAGTTGTATAATGAATTTCATTACTTCTATGTGGAAAAAAGCAAGCGTATTGAAAAAATCAATCGTTGTATTGTATTTTGTAGGCGTGATATATTATATTTTCTTTAGAAACACTTCTATCATGGAGAATTTTGGCAATCCTACATCTTGTACCTATTATTATATGACTAATTGTGGTCATTGTAAAACATTTACACCTGAATGGGACAAGTTCGTTCAAAATTATACAGGTAAAATCGTATTCAAAAAGGTAGAAATGAACCAAGCTGGAAAAGATATTGAAAAATATAACATTAAAGGATTCCCAACTGTATTAATTATGGATGAGGCAGGTGAAACAAAGGAATATGATGGTCCACGTACAAGCGACGGACTAAAAAAATATTTTGAAAATATGTAATTTAATAAAAAATTGAATACACTTACAATGATTATACAAAATACAACTATATACATTATGCAGCATATGAATAACCAAGACAATATGAATGATACAAGAGAATTTGCTAGTCAAACTGAATATTCACAATATTATCGTACTAGTAAAACTATTACGATACTATTGTACAGTTATGTACTTGAAATATTGAGTATATTGTGTGTGATTTCATGTATCATTTTACTTCTGATGTGTACATTAATTCTTACTGTCTCACTATATCTTACCGAAATGGTTAAAAACAATTATAATAAACATAATTTACCAAATCTAAAAAATATTATTACTCTTTACATTGATACAGTATCTGAACAAATATCAAATTATATTACCCTATCTAAACTGATGGCTAGTTCTAATATTATCATCAAACAAGAGTCTGATTCATCCAGTAATAGTAGTGACGAATTAGCGAATGAACAGATAAGTGATAATGATAAATGGAACGATGATGATGAATACAATTACAGTGATTCTCAAAGCATTCCATCAAACGACACTACTATAGATAATAGTACAAATAAGAATGAACTGGATGTTGATGAATCATCATCAGAGTCAAATGAAACCAGCGATATAGAAGACATTACAGAAGAAGTATTACATAATCGCATATTAAATAGAGATGTGGTTGATTTAACGAATGATATAGAGAGATCTAGTGACAGTGATAGTCACAATAATCATTCTAGACAATCCAGTGTTAATAGCGATATAATGAATGAACCATTAGACAATGAAAACCTAGAAACCAAAAAGAATAATTAATTAATAAAATACGATTTAGACCGACCATAAAGAAAAATGAATAAATATCAATATAAATTTTTATTGATATTTACATAACACAATTGCTTTTAGTTGGTACAATTAATTAATAGCTCCCCAAAAAGCACCCAATGATTGTCGGGGTCCACAATTTTTTCCGGCTTGAAAACATACTGTCTTCTGACCATTTCTGCGAAAAGTGATTGGTTTTTGTAATTTACTTTTCAAGAAATAGGGTGAGGTACCATTATAACCACCGTGATATTTACCAGCATTTGCACTTTGTGCGCCAAAGGCTGATCTAAATGAATTGCCATTTTTTGTTATTATATCATATTTAAGTTTTGCTAATCGTGTTCCATTATCAACGGCACCTTGTTTAGCGAATTGCTCATTATTTGGTTTATATATGGTTGTATTTTTACACTCACGACCAGTTTGATTTGGATTCATACAATTATTTGTTTTAAATACTTGAGAACCATTTGGACTGTCACTAGGATACGCAGGGCTTGTAACAGTACCATAATTATTTCCAGGTATTTCTTGAATAGATTGTTTTTGGCTGTATAGTTTACAACGTGCTTTTAGATAGGCTTTTGAATCACTATAATAAGATTTGCTTAATAATGTGACAGCTGATTTAATAACATTGTTGGGTTTTGTACAGCAAATTGTTTTGGTATTATATAACCCGGTTTGAATTTCATAACCTCCATTGTTAATATCACCTACTACCACAGAACCATTGTTTTGTATTTTATTGTTGTTTGTTCCACTTGCAATAGGAATTACTGTTGGTGGTTTTATACTCTTATAAGGAGATTGTAAAAACTTGTTGTCAAATGTAATAAATTGATTACCACTTGCGTCGCAAGCACACTTATTTACTGGATTGTATCCCCTAAATACAGTTCCTCCTGGACGATTAACAACACTAATTGATGTAGCACTTCTACCACTATTTCCATTGACATTTAATTGACGACGCCAATGTTTCATAGGATGAGGTCTTCTTTTAGGACCAGAAAAAGCTAGTGCGTTTGCATTCATTACTTCCGGAGACACATTGGGATTATGACCTAAATTTGTATTTGGTCTACTCATTCCTCCAACTACTGCGTTTGAAGATGCTTTAATTGAATTTTTATTTTTATTTGGAACCCATGGTTGTCGTGTAGATGTTAAAGTGTTCGAACTACTAAAATTAATAGGTTTAGACATTATCGGTATATAGTAATGAAAGAAAGAAAAAGAAAAAGAAAAAGAAATACAAAACCCTTTTCATTTGTCTCTTTTTGCTATATTATTTTACCAATAATATATTGATAATATATAGATGATTTGTAAACTTGTTATTCTCTTTTTTTGTATGCTTATATTTAATTCTATCATGAGTGTTTTTACTAAACCGACTATTATTGAAGGAGTTACTGGTAGTCAAGAATATCAATCTTACGGAGACGACCCATTAATTTTAGCGAAGAAGAATGCAGCCAATATTGAAGTTTTAAAAAGTAAATTAGATGAAATATCTAGTTTTGGTAAAAAAGTAACAACGAATCAAGATAATATAAAAAAAAACAGCGAAGTTATTAATAGCTTAATGAGTTCTATGAGTCCTACTGATAATAAAGCTAGTCAAGAAAACCAAGCCTATACGGATAAAAATCCCAAAACCTTCAATATGTAAAAAGATGGAATGGAATAATTTTATATCAAGTATATATAACATTATGTCTAATTTTTTTAATGAAGTGTTATCAGATGCAAAAGGTGTTGAAGAGCGTTTACTTGGACCAGATTATCAATATTGGAAACAAATTAAATCACCCGGTGACATGGGCATGACTAGCGAAGGTGGAATTTCTGAAATTGCTGATAATGTATCTGGACTTATGAATTATATTGATGTATTAGCATCAGGGTCAGGAGCAGGAACCAAAGTAAGTGGAGGATTGGGAGACAAGTTCTTCTTAAAAACTGCAGCTACATGTAAAGACAAAACATCTGGTAAAATAGTAGACAGATACATGTATGTTGATAATATTCCAGATGGAAATATTCCGTTTATTAGTTCCGCTGCTGGGGAGAATTTTACATCCTTGGAGGGTCTCATTCCTGGAACACTTGGTAATCTGAATGCATTAAATCCTATGCTTATTTTTCAAGCATTTGTCTCTGGTAGTCAACCGGAATGTCAAGAAGTATCTTTGGAAACAGTGAATGTTAACAATGAACGCGGAACAGAGACACAATTCGTTACAACTACTGATATAGGAAATATAAACCCTTGTAATTTTACTTCAAATAAAAACCAGGTTACTGGTAAGGTTTGTAGAGAGTCATTTACAAATTTAAATCTGAATACCTCCTATGCGAAGAACAAAAATGTACCTAGAGACATACTTGTACAATTGTTTTATGCGTCACTTGGTGTGTTAGGAATCTATATACTTTTAAGTATGATGAAACGTATCAAAGAGAGAAAATAAGATGAAATACTCTAAATTAATGACATATAATTTTATGATTATTGGAAATGATAAAATTATATTATGGTTACTATTATTATTTATTTATGAGAATAGTTGTTCGCTTAACGGCGTTTGGAATAAGGCTTTCCCTTGCGTCCCTTTCTATTCTTAGTTTGACGCTTTCCTTTACGGTTGTAGTATTTATCACCCTTGTGTGTGACATAGTCCTTTCTACCCTTTCTTGTCTTGGAAGCCATACCCTTCTTTGGGTTACCACCCTTCTTACTTTTTCTGGATTTTCTAGATTTTCTAGATTTTTTCATGGATCTGCGCTTTTTACCACCGTCTTGGTTATCACCGTCTTTGTTAGAACCGAATAAGTTGGCAGCAACATCCTTTAAACTGTGGTATGCACCAGTTACAGCACCAGTTTCAGCATTAGGTGTAGATTCTGTCACGGGTGGTTTCTTGGTGGGAGCACCAGGACGAGTCATGGAATCATTCGATTTGGTAGGTGTATTCATTATATAATATTCATAGAAAATATTAATATTATAACAGATTATTTACAAAATATATGAATTTAAAGTTTAACGCGCTTGTAAAGTTCTAAAGCAGCTAAACCACCTGCTACTTGGGCGAGGACATAAGGGAGTAAATCGTTCTTGGGTAATTTACCGGCAGCAACCATCATGACAGACACAGCCGGGTTAAAATTACCACCTGAAATATTTCCACCGACTAAAATAGCAAGAGCCAATGCAGCACCGATGGCTAACGCATTACCGGTAGCAAGGATGACATAAAGAAAGAAAAGAGTTCCTAAAAATTCAACAATGTACTTGTTCATTATATAATATTTCGTGATAAAATAAAATATTTTGTCGTAGTGATTAAATATATAAGGTTAATTTATTAAAATGTAGGCACTACATATTGACGATTGCCTGTACCAGTCAATGCCGAACCTCCTCCACTTTTGAATGTATTTTCAAGAGCTCCTTTCTTTTTTGGTGCTGTACATCCACCACTTCGCACACGTCTTAAAGCACTATTTCTGCTTGTTGTATCTTGTGCTCTAAATGATAATGGATTTTCTTTTGAAATGTTAAATTGCGAGGATTTACCAATCGCTTGGGCTTTTTTCATATAAAGATGTTGGGATGCATCAGTGTGCTTAATTGGTATACCAGATGCGGGGAATGTAGCACTATTGACAAGATGTTTATTCAATTTATGTTTACTCATGGCGTCTGTTCTATATATTTTTCGAGCTCCAGAAAACATGGAATCACCGTCACTTGGATAAAATTTTTGAGGCATGGCCATTTTACTATCTAATCTAGCATTATTACCACGATTTTTTAATAATATTCCTTGGTCAGCTGGACCTGTAAATCGATAAGTATACATCATTTTATATATAATAAAGATTATATATAAAAATTTTATTCAATCAATAATCACGAGGTAGATAATGTGTGTTGTATGATATAAAAATTAATGACGCACACGAGATATGGCTACTTGGGAAGAATTATTATCACCACCATAACTGGAATCATTGTAATTTCTATTCACGGCTTGTTGCTTCTTAAACTTGGTATAATCAGAACCATCGTAGACATACTTAACATTTGTATTAGCACTGGGAACACCGGTATCATCGGGTCTAGCAAAAATATTTCCTCCTAAAATGTTTGCGGATTGATTGGCTGCAGTTCTAATTCTACCTGTCTTGACTTGATTTGACCCGCCAGATGTATAATATTCACGATTCAATAAATCACCTGCGTTATTGACTGCGCGAAATGGAGTAGCAGAAACCTTCTTACCATTCACAGTTCCACTGGCTGCACTACCATTCCATGCGTTTCTCAAAGTAAATCGTGTCTGTTCACGAGTAGCTCCACCATCCATACCAGAACTACCATGACTTCCACCACCGCCACCAATTAATCTTAAGGCGATACCAGGTCTCCCGGCTTGCACATATTTTAAATTCATATTTTGATTTCCACAACCAGGCATTATATATATATCTCTCATATAAAAATTTATATTTATATTATTAGTATTGCTAAATTGCGTATAGTATTATTTTTATTTGGTTTGTCGTATTCATATATGTCTTTATGATAATCTATTTTGTCATTATTCTCGGAGCAATATTCATCGTTTGTAATTCTTGGAATAATAATTTACACGCATATGGAATTTCTACATAACTAAAATCCACACGATTATCACATGTTTTACAAATATGTATCTTCATATCATTATTGTATGCTGCAATCAGACCACAGCCATTACAAACATGTACTTTATATTTATCTGATGCATCATATAATCTTCCTCTAGTAAATCTGGATGCTCCATGTGAACACATACAATCACGCTCCATTTCTCCAAATCGTAGACCGCCATCACGACTTCTTCCTTCAGCTGGTTGCCTAGTAAGATTTACCATAGGACCAATAGAACGACTATGTTGTTTGTCATTTACCATATGCTTTAATCTCTGATAAAACACCGGACCAATAAAGATACTCGATTCTATTTGTTGACCGGTTAAACCATTATACATCAACTCGTTTCCATTACTTTCATATCCAACTTTGACGAGCTCTTTACGAATTAGGTCCATAGACAAATCACCAAATGATGTTCCGTCTCCAAATAGTCCCAATTCTACAAGTACTTTTCCTAAAAGCGTTTCTTTTAGCTGTCCAATAGTCATTCTAGATGGAATCGCATGGGGATTAATGATTATATCAGGCTTCACACCTGCTGCAGTAAACGGCATATCTGATTCAGGAATAATGTTACCAATTGTACCCTTTTGTCCATGACGGCTACTAAATTTATCACCAATTACTGGGCGTCTCACTGTTCTAACACGAACTTTACAAAAGCTATAACCGTCCCCATTTCTATCAATGTAGTTTTTATCAACATAAGACTCTTCATTCGTTCTATAGGTACGGCTCAAATCTTCATATTTAATAATTTTTGTATGGTCATTTCTGTTTTCTTTGATAGGAACCACCTTTGAAATAATGACATCGTTATTTTCTAATAAAGTGTTCTCTGGAATAATACCAGCGTTTGTAATTTTATTGTAATTACCATATTTCATCCCCTTTGTTTTAGCGGGATCAGGTTTACATCGGATTTCTTCATCACCATTGATTTTTTTATCCTCATCTTTTTCAGTATGATAAATAGTTGCCTGGAATAGTCCACGATCAATAGAACCTTGGTTAAATAGTAAACTATCTTCTTGATTATAACCACTATGTGTCATGATGGCGACAATTACAGGAGACCCTGCAGGAATCTTATCCAAATGAACCATACTCATTAATCGAGTATCTACTAGAGGTCTAGCAGGATAACTCAGGACATATGCGGTTTTATCCATCCTACTGTCATAGTTGGTGACATACATACCCATGGCTTGTTTACCCATAGCCGATTGGTATGTATTTCTAGGACTCTGATTATGATCAGGATATGGAATACATGATGCAAGTAACCCAAATATAGTACTCGGGTGGATTTCACAATGAGTATATTTGTAAATAAACTGTTTTTCATTATATAAATCTTGGGGTTTCATCGCTATCATACTATGACTTTGCTCTTCTGGATCAATATATTCAATAACAGATTGGTCAATTTTCAAATCACACAACAAATCATTCCATTCCAAGTCTCCAGTTTTAATTCGATTCACAACATCCTTTTTTAGAATCGTGTTGTTATTCGAAACACGAAGGACTGGTCTAATCAATCTACCAGCATCACTACAAATTCTAATTTCTCTATTTTTAAAATCAAAGATAATGGAAGTATATATATTAATAATACCCTTGTGCTTTTTTTCTTGAAAGCCTCGGTATAATGTAACTGGGTCCTTTGCGGATCCAATCCAAGCTCCGTTAACAAATATTTTCACATAGTTATCTAGTTCGCTAGCTGATAATTCAGACAATGGTATAATATGTGGTAATATATATTCATGGATTGGACCGCTATTACTCGGAATAGTTATATGAGACATGTAACTTAGATTTTTCACTACACCTACACTAGCACCTTCTGGTGTTTCTGCAGGACATAGGAAACCCCATGAACTATTGTGTAATTTACGAGGTGGGATTAATTTACCACTCTTATCAATTGGTGTATTAATGCGACGCAAATGACTCAGTCCAGAAATATAAGTAAGTCTATTTAATACTTGAGCCACACCGACTTTATTGCTATTTGCATTTTTTATGCCAAAATCACCAGTTGATAAAGCACGCTTCAATCCATTTTCAATAGTGGTGGATTTGATAATTTTATATATATTTGTTGCGTTGATAATATTCAAATAATCTTCAGTAGAACGCCATGAACCATTATTGATTTCACGAATTACTTGCTTTTGCATATCCTTGACTAATTTATTGAAATAATTCCTGAAGAGATTATTTAATAAGATTCCAGTCAAATCAATACGCTTATTTAAATAGGAATCCCTGTCGTCTGGTTGAATCCATTCAAAACTACATCTCAATAGTTTGTTTGTCATATATCCTAGGAAATATATCTTTTGAACTTCGTCATGACAGTGAGGAAATAAATCATTTTTTAATATATCCATCGTAAACTCCTTCTTTTTCCTAATGCCAGATTCTTTATCCATATTAATAGGAGTGTACATTGCGAATCCAGTTAAATATTGAATTGCATCTTCTTGTGTCATAATTGTACTGGCTTCGACGATACTACCCTGAAGACCATATTTCATTTTTTTGTATTTTTTTTCCTCCATATTCAAAATTATCTTTTCACAAATAGCACTGTCTGAGATAATACCCAGTGCACGAAAGACAATGAATAATGGTACTGGTTGCTTTAATCGTGGGATTTGAATGTAGATAGATGAACCAAATCCTGTATTTTTACTAGTAATCATCATATTAATTTGTTTGGGACTAATACATTTGAAATCGGGTACGGATTTAATTTCAGCCGACCAACTCCATTTGTTATTATTTTTACTAACATTAAAACAGTAAACGCGATTTTCTGCTGCACGCTCTTGACCAAGAACGGTTTTTTCACTTCCATTGATTATAAAATAACCACCTGCGTCGAATTTACACTCTCCATTAACATTTTCATTAATATGTTGGTATTGACTAAGCAAACACACTGACGATTTCAACATAATGGGTAATTTTCCAATGTGAATTTTTGGCAGATTTTTATAAAATGTTTGACTATTTTCTAGNTTGGTTCCACTTCGAACAATATATTTTATATTTAGATCAATTGTCATCATAGAAGCATATGTGAAATTTCTCAATCGTGCTTCCTGAGGAAACATTAGCTTCGATGCTCCGTTATTTTCATGTATTTGAGGTCTGTATATATGGAAATTCTCAAAGGTGACGAATATTTCCAAGTTATGTTTACCACTATTTTTATCGTAGTCGTGCTCACTACATATTTGGACTGGATTAAACATATCAATTGTTTTCTGGATTTGATATGTTACAAAATTATTATAAGATTCTAATTGATGGCGAACCAATTGGGATAGATACTGATCCTTAAAATAGGATTCAATAATCGCCCATGGTGTCTCCAAATATTTATCAGGTACGATGTCAGGTCTGTCTTTTTCAAAATTAGCCATATTGCTTACTGTTGTTTGTATCATTATATAAATTAATTATTACATCAATTTATTTTTAAATTGTTTATAATGATGTAATAATTAAATTGGATAGGAAATGATATAAACCATTATATCAATTGTATATTAATGAAAAAAACGAATTTATTGATTGTTGGGCTGGATAATTATACAAAAAAACATGCAAAACAACAATCTATATATGACAATTCATTTGGAAATAATACATTATACACAGATAATTCCCTATTATTTGACATACTATCTAGTTCAGAAATGAATTATTATAATGGATATAATTCACCGTTCTTTTCAGGAATGTTTGATATTATGCCAATTATAAATGACAATATAACGAATTTTGATACAGAAAAACAACAAAAACATCTGGAAGAAAATCAAGAGGAAAAAATAATTAAAGAATCCGTTCGCATTCATGTAAAAATAGATACTTTGGCTGATTTGATTCATTTATGTGATACTTACCCACTAGCAGACAATATTGAATATAATATTAATATGAAATCGCTTCACAATATTAAACCATCGCTCGTTGAATTACAATCGATGATTGGTATGAAATCAATCAAAGAAAATATTGTAGACCAGATACTGTATTTTGTTCAAGATTTACATAAAATTTCGCCAAATAATTCTGATTACATGCATACGGTTATTTACGGTCCGCCTGGTACAGGTAAGACAGAAGTAGCTAAGGTTATGGGTAAAATATTTAGCAACTTGGGTATGTTAACGAATAATGTATTTAAAAAGGTTACGCGTGATGATTTAGTAGCTGGATATCTGGGACAAACTGCATTAAAAACAAAAGAGGTCATTAAGGAATGTATCGGTGGAGTACTATTCATTGACGAAGCGTACGCGTTAGGCAACAAAGAGAAAACGGACTCATTTTCCAAAGAAAGTCTTGATATTATTTGCGAGGCATTGAGTGACCATAAAAAAGACCTGATGTGTATCATTGCTGGATATGAAAAAGAATTACACGAGTGTTTTTTTAGTTACAATCCTGGTCTAGAATCAAGATTTACATGGAAATTCCAAATAGACGAATATAGTGGTCACGAAATGCGTCTTATATTTGAAAAAATGGTCAATGATAATAATTGGAGTTTATTAGAACCATTATCAGACGACTGGTTCGATAAAAACAAGAATATATTTAACTATTATGGTCGTGATATGGAAACATTATTTTCAAAGGTTAAAATTGTACATAGCAAACGTGTATTTTGTCTAGAGCAATCTGAAAAAACAAAAATATCAACTGATGATATGGATAATGGTTTGATTATCTATAAAAAAATGAATCAATCTGAAAAAAAACGAAATGAAAAGGAACGATTATCGCAGATATACAATACATTATATTGTTAAAATAGTTACAATATTTTATGTAGTAAAATATAATATGGTAGACGATACAAATACATCGACTAAGAAAACAATTCAATTATCTGATTCGTTCCTATCAATGAATAAAACAAAAAAGGCAGGTAGTAGAAAGAAAAAGAAAGAAAAACCAACTGTTGCCGTTGAGCCAAATAGTTTACGAAAAACATTGCTCGGTAAAATAAAACAATTTCAACAAAACGAAAAAATTAAAAACAAACCTCCTCCGGACGAGGAAAATCAGTTTAAAGGCACATTACAAGAGTCAATGGAATATTTAGAAAAAAGAAGAGAGAAAATGAAAGAAAAAAAAACAAAGGCGAATGGTCCACGAAAGAATAAAACTGTAAAGAAACCGAATATGTATAAAGAAGGGAAAAATGACTCTAGTAATATTCATACCCAGTTATACCCCCACGCGAATTCATATCCACCATTAATATCTATTGATCTACCCTCATCTTTTGGAACAGACCTTCCTTTTAATAATAATGATCAATGCAATTTTGTTGGTGGTATGTACCCACTAGCACCCCCATTCGCACCACCAATCGCACAACCAATCGCACAACCAATCGCATCACCAATCGCACAACCAATCGCATCACCAATAGCACAACAAATCGCACCAAATATAGTATCTATCGAAGAACCACCAAATGGTTGTTTAAAAGGGGGAACAAAACCAACCTATAGACAGTATCATAATAAAACTTTAAAACGACAACATGTGCAACATATAAGTAGTGATGGTAAGACGATTTCGAATTCGAATTCTAAAAAGTCTTTAAGTGTTAAAAATCACCATAAAGGTAGACATAATGCTAAAATACGACAAAAAACTCGACGAACAAAGATATCCACCTTTAAATTAGGTAAAAGAGGTAATAATGTTTCTGTCTTAATAAAAAATAATGTAACGAGACGCAAGGTGAAACGCGAACATGGTATATTAAAGCAAAAGAATATGGCTGAGATTAAAAAATATCTATATGACCGTAATTTGCTTCGTATTGGGTCAATTGCCCCACCAGATGTATTGAGAACAATGTATGAACAATCCATTTTAGCAGGTGATATAACGAATGTGGGTATGAATACAACTCTACAGAATTTTTTAGAAACAGCGACTATGTAACATTATAACAAGTGTCATCATAAAATTGTCAGCATAACAATGTAATGTAAAATAAAAATGTGATTATTTTACATTAATTTTGAAAATTCATCTTTAATATCAGTTGTTAAATAGGTATTTTTACTAATAGCGCGAATAATTTTATTCGTTTCTTTTTCGTCTTCTTCCACGTTCGTCATAGAATGAAATATTAACTTTGTCATTTTAGATTGAAGACCTTCATCTGTATTCCAACCTTGATTTGCCTCTTGCCATTTATTAATTAAAGTTCGTTGTTTTAAGGAAAGGCTTTTAATACCTTGTAATAAAAGCAAAAGTTCATTATCTTTTTCCCACGAATCGTTTTCTTTTATATACATCGTTTTTCTAGCTGGGTCAGTACAATGAATCGGTCTATCCAATATGTCTAATTGGCTTAGTCCATTTACTAATAAATTCGTCATTGATTTTGTCAGTCCATTTTGAATAGTATTATCATATGTTTCATTTGTAATAGGTAATGAATTAATAAAATCAGTGAGATTCATCGCATTTTTACATTGTTCATTTAAAAACATGTTGATATTGAATTGGTTATTATGTGTAGTATTGTGACTGTTTGTTGTATTTCCAACATGAGGCATAATTTCCATCATTTTTTCCATAACATCTTGATTTTTCAAAATGACTCCCTCTATTACATCTTGATTCTTCAAAAGCATTTTTATTAATAATTCTTTGTCTATATCTATATCTGTATCTGTACTACTATTATTGTTATTATTGTTTGAACTGTAGTTTTCTTCCCCTTGAACAATGTAGCATTTCTTTTTGTGATACCATAAACTGTTTCTAGCTGAATATTGTTTACCACAATCACATGTATATAATTTGTTGCAGACGGCATTATTTTGCTCAATATCGTTCAATAATGTTCTAGAACAGTGTTTTCGTGTCAATAAATGCTGCTTCCAATTACTTTCTTTAATACATATAAAGTCACATTTTTCACAATAATATTTTTTGGCATTTTTTGGCATCAAAATCATTCTAAAATGTTCTATATTTATAGAACAGATAAAAATGCCTAAAATTCATCGTAAAATCAACCATTTTTTTACAATCACAAATGGATTTTTTTCAAAATCGATTTCTTACCATTATGGTCTAAATCACTTTTTCACAACTTTTTCAATTCTATTTTCAATATTTCAAAACTCTGCAAGAATTCTTGTGTGTTTTTTTGAAAAGTCA